CTTTCGTCATAACTAAATCCATATTCTACGCTTGTGTATTAAAATTAGGTCTTTGTGGATAATCGGCTGTCACATCAAAAGCATCAACATCTTCTATGCTTGTCATATTATTGACAGTTACTTTATGTTGAGCAGTAACATTATAGCAGTCCGTGGCATATATCTCCAAAACGGCTAAAAGTTGTCTTGCCTCTTCAATTCTTAGAGTTATATACATTCCAGAGAACCATATGTTTATCTGTTCTCTACCTATAATTACAGCGGAGTTCAACGTGTTAACTAAACCAGTTCTTGTGTCCTTGTCAAGCCACATAAGCACACCATTGAAAAAGAACCCATTAACATTCTCAGACACATCATACACCTCTATTTCCCTTATCTTATCTCTTTTGTGCTTAGCCAAATCATCTTGTACCACCAATAACCCGTCAAATTGAGATTTTGCTGACTCAACAATACCTTCAATTGCTTCTTTAGTCTGAGCAGACTCTATATTTTCTACAGTACTGTCACACAATTCTCTGCATGACTTGCCTATTGTTAGGAAATCATCTGCTGTTGACAGGATTTCATTATCGTTATAAACTCCGTCCAGGCCTCTTGACTTTGAATAAATGGTTCCTGCAACCGCATCACAGAATCCAAGAACATCAACTGACTTGCCGAGTGTCTCTCTTGAATAAGAGTTAATCTCTTTCTTGGCATTTTCACGCAATTCTTCTATCGTTGGCTCAGGAGGAATTGGTGGTGTTGGCGGAACATACTCACGTGCGTTCCATATCTCATCGTATGATGCTCTTCTGTGATTATTAAAATACTGTTCTTGTTCTTGATTAAGTTTTATAAATCTTTCAGATTCAACTATTTCTTTTGAACAAGTGATAACTTTTCTTTTATCTGTGTCAAAATATATATACATTTGTTATGATGTTGTTACTATATTATTATCAAAATCCGTTTTAACTATAATTGACGCAAGACCATAATTGCCAAATCCTGTTCCAGCCGCAATATTGCTATCCTTAAATATAACATTTATCTCCGCATTAGATCCTGCTTTAATTGTAAAAGAATTATTAGAGTCTAATCCACTACTTATAAATCCGCTAGAATTACCCATATTTATATTTGCTATTGTTATATCAATATCAGTAGATTTGTTGTTTTTTAAACATATTGTATGCGATGTGCCTATACTGCGTTCATAAAATACATTTGTATTATTTGTGAATAATCCTGTAAAATACATAGTCGTTGCATTAATGGAAAATGAAGCCTGGTTAAATTCAAATGTTACAAATGAGTCTGATAATGGCAAATAACAATTAAAAAAAGAGGCAGTTCCATTCCTCACAATCATTCCACCTCTATTTAATGGTATTAATTCTGTATTATTATATATATATAAATATCCTGCTTTTTCAATTATTGAATAAATTATTGCATCATGAGATATTGTAGAATCAACAACCCAACTATTATTTTCATGTTTTTTTAGTACATTGTTTTTTATATCAAAACATAGTCCAAGAGAATAATAAATATCACTACATGGTTGATCATAACATATAGTATCAACATAAATAATTGTATTTCCTCCGCCAGCATCAAGTGCTATTGTTTGTGCCGATGACTGGTTCAAGGTGAAACTGCCTTTTGTTATTCCACCTTGTGTGATAGAGATAGTTGAGTCATTTATTTTGTTATCCACATACTCCTTTATTGCCTTCTGTGATGGAATAACAACATGGGAAGCATTGCTACTCCCCAGCGTATTGTCGATTGATAAATCATATCTCTTTGTATCCATTGCCTGTTTTTAGTTGTTTGACACAAATTATAAAATTTGGAAGCAAATCACAACTGCAAAATTACGAAAAAAGATTATACATAATTTTGTGTTAGTGGTGCATTAACTACAATTTTAATTGAACCCGCAGTAATATTTGTTGTGGTATTAAAATAGAAACTTGCTGTAGCACTATCAGGAGAAGTATCATAGACTTCAATAGCACATTCTATTTTATCCCAATATGTTTTAGTATTTTCTACTCTTTTCTCATACACATTAAAAACAGCATTATTATAATACGGAGTAAGAGAAGAAGTACTTCCATTGTAATCAGGCATTTGTGCATCAAAAGTATGCAGTCCAAATTCAATAGTTGCCACTCCATTAACTGGCGCGATAGCAGCACTGTTAATATAAGTACAGATAACCGGAACATCAAGGTTATAACCTGATATAATGTGTCCTGCAGCATCAACGTTAATATGATTATATTCCCCGGCTGTAATTCCAGACAATGCATGGTTGATATATAATGTATCATTATTTGAAGTATCAGATGTGCCAGTTGTTATCCATTTGTTGCCCGGACTTATAGTTAAAGTGTCATTATAGGCATCAGCACTACATGATGATGTGTTTGCAGTCCCTGCACCAGTACTTGATGAATTACTCCCTGCGGTTATCTTGCCAAAATTCTTCACGTGCGCGGTAGTTGGTATTTCATACCCACTAGCTAATGTTACAGCCAATGTTCCACTAGATGTTATGGGAGAACCGCTGACACTCAATCCTGTTGGTACTGTCATAGCAACACTTGTAACAGTTCCGCTTGGTTCATCACCTGAAGGAATAACAACCCATCCTGATGAAGAATAAATAACAGTATCTCCAATCTTATATGTAGGAGTAACACCATCAGAATCACCAATGGCTTTATATGTGTCACCAACAACAGGATTTAAAGGATACGAACCATTTACAGTCCCTTTAAAATTCATGGGATTTGCAACAGTAGAAGCAATAGTAACAGCTCCGTTACTATTGGTAAGCGTTATACCTCCACCAGCAACCAAATCCAATGCAGTTGAAACATTATTGGCGAGTATCTGTGTTCCATTCATCTTTATAGGACGCCACGTTACTGTCGGGATAGTAGGTTTGCCGGTCACTAAAGACCATGGAACTTCATTCAATGTAAGTTCATCATTAGCAGTTGTAAAATGCGTTGAATTATAGCGTAAATCCCATTGTATTGACAATGCAGATCTGCCTTCTTTTGTTACCACTGACCAACTGGCTAATGTGGCAGAGCCATTCTCAAACCATAAACTGGCATTCTTATTTAATGTTGGAATATGTTGCCAAGATCCGCTAGACATACCGGGATCAGCAGGGAGGTTCCAATAATCAACATGTTCAATTACATTGACTTCACCTCCTGACGAAGTCCCAATTTGTTGCCATCCATTACCGTCATGAAAATACAGGCTTCCATTCCCTGTATCAAAATACATCTGCCCTGCAATACCAGTATTATCAGCCTTATTTGCGTCATTGTCAATTACAGGATGAATCAACTGATTCTGATTGAAATCAGTGTTCACATATTGTTTTATAGTTTTATTCGGTGCTGACATTCTTTTTTAGTTTAAATATATTGTGCCTGAAATTATCTGATTAAATTCTATTTGTATTGTATAGTCTTTTTCATGAATTTCCAAATATGTAACTTTCCCAACAACTTGTGTGTTATTTTCATCTGTAATCGTCACTGAGGCTCCTTTAGGAATATTTCTTATAATAATATTATTCTTGTTTGAAAAGTTTTCTTTTCGGTGATAATCACCTTCTCCATAATGGTATTCATAGTTTACGCCACCACTGAAAATAACTTCTGTCTTGAACATGCGCTTTGCGTCAAGACATAGAACTGATTCAAGTTCAGGCATTGTTATATGTACCTCCACAATGATCTTTTCATTGTTCAGAATGCCTTCAACAATCTCAACTTGCTTGCGCTCTATGATTACCTGTGCTTTAAAATCATTAGTTATTGTTATTTCCAGTGGTGTCATTTCCAAGTGTTTGTGCTATAAGCGATTCTTCAAAGAACATTTCTATAGGCTTGTTTCCCGAACTCACATAGGAATATGTGTGTTCAGCATCCTTCTTTAACAATATGTCAAGAAAATACAAGCCCATCATATCTTTTGTCACATCGTATCCTATGTCAAAGATAACGACATTTCCCTTTCTTGCATCTGTTGTATCATCATGTGGATTATCAGCTTGATATATCTTATTCCTCTTTGCATCAAATATAGCAATTCTAACGTCTTTGTCAGATATGTCTTTGTTGAACTTCAATGTAACAGAGGCTGTGTCACCCCTTCTGAATCTGAAACTCATTTTTTCTTGGTTTTACTGTTGTTTAATATTTCCTCAACCTCTCCTTCCTCGCAATGCAGCTTGTTGGCAATCTCTCCCAAGAGGAATTTCTTCATAACCGCAAATATAGGAAAATTAGGCTTAAGTATGGTCATATTTCCGAAAATACTCCAAAGTTCTGTGACACATACAAATGCAGAGCCAAGTCTAAGTCCTATAAACCATTCTTCACCAATGGCTCTTTCTAGGTATTGTATCAAAAGCATGAATCCGCAATATGTTATCACCTTAATAAACATATCGGAAAATTTCGCGGAAGTTATCTTGCGCTTTGTCTTTCTAACAACAAGCAATGCGCAGATGGTGTCAACAAGGACTATTGCCAGTATAGCGATGTAGATATTCTGATAGGGAGCCATGAGTGCAATCAGTGAAGTTGTTAGAAATGTAAACCATCCGAGAGATGTAGAAAGCAGTGTCTTTAGCCTTATAGCATTGACGCTCAATATCCTAGTGATTGATAAGAGAAGTTCCTCCATCTCACATCCCTCCTTTTATTATCTACAGCATTCGTCAATGCAGTTTGTCATAATATATTCAACATTCTGACCGAGAAGATATTCGCCTAAGGAAAGGGTACTTGTAGTTTCTTCCGTATCTGAATCGTTGTATGACAAATTCCAGGAATCCGCATTATAATGTTCCCCATCTGGATTCAAACTTTGTCCCCAAAGATATTTGTGAACCCAATAATAGAACCTTGAGAGAATCTTTTTCTTTGAAGGGTCGTAGAACTTGTTTTTAGCCTCATAGCCGTTGTTTATACGCTCTGGCAATGTTTCCCAGTCAAGACATGAAGGACTGCCCTCAAATGCGTTAAAATCAAAAATGGTTGGTGTGCTTTCATTACCGTCATCTACTTTGTCATACATTGTCTTATTGGCAATAAACAATCTTTCGAAGATACTGCACTCTTTGTCCTTGCAATCACATTCACACTCACAGAGGACTTTCGTGATGTCACACATCAGGTTCTTTATGAAAAGCTCGTCAGCAACAGTTAAAGTGTTAGCCATTGTCTCCTCCTTTCCGAATAAGCACAATGGTAGCGTGGATTGACCACACTACCATTATACTGATTCATACTATTTTAAGTTGATGTTTGCGTCTTTTGTTGCATCAGAAACACCAAAGAACGTTGCAACATTACCCTTCTGTGTTGCATAAGTATTTGAAAATGCAAATACAATTGACATAGGATAAGGCATGTGAACAGTTGCAGCATCAGATTGTTTCTCATAGCTTACTGTAAGAACATGATAATCAGTATCATCATCAAATGAATATTTATAACCAAATTCGGTCATAGTTACATCTGACAAACGATAAGGACTCATATTCTCACGATAACCCATCAGCTGATATTCGACTTGTTTCAAGTCATAACCAGAAGTCTGCGGAAGTTCAAATCTGTTAACACTTACAGCAGAACCATAAATATAAATATCTTGTGATCCAGCAAGTGCTGCTCCTCCTGTTACTGTAATTGTAGAAGAAGATTTCGTATAGTTATATCTTTTGTTTTCGATATATAATACGCCAGATGCAGCATAATCAGAAGCCGTCGTTGCAGTAAAAGTAGCATTGTTATCACTTGCGCTTAATGTTACTCCAGTTTCTTCTTTCTTTAACGGAGTATAAGAGATACTGAATGTTTTATCGGTATTTGAAACGACATTCACACTGCATTTTGCACTTGCAATCTTGCCAACCTCAAACTTCGATGAACGAATATGAGTATATTTAAAGTTGTATTGTGCATAAGGCCATGCTTCAGCATTTTTGATTTTAATCAACAGACCTGTTTTGCCACGTTCAGTTTCAATTGCACTAATATCAGAGGATTCAACAACCATTCCAGTTGTATATGTCGGATTGTCTGCACCTTGTTCAGTAACAACAATTGAAGGTTCCAACCAAGAATCCTCATTTGCTTTAATGGCATTATAAAGACCTACAGTGATAACATTGTCATCTTCTGTATTCGTACCACCGCAAGCAGCGCAGCATTCATCAATAGGAACCATATAGGTTTCATAATAACCGTTAGGCCAGAACAATTTGTCCATTTCATCGTTATGAACTACAAAACGGAAACCATATTCACCATCGCAGCAATATTTGTAATCCTTAATAATAGCTACAAATTCTTCTCCTGCAGCGATATTTTTAAGATTTACATTGAAAATATCACTTTTCATCAAGTGTTTGCTTCCGGGTTGTTTGTGAACATAACCAGTTTCATCTTTGTAATAAATGTCATATTGTTTGGTAGCATCCATTGCAGCAGATAAATTTGCACCCTTCATATCCTTATCAAGAATAGCGAGATGTCTTTTTGCCAATTTTGACAAATCAAATACATTGCCACTTGTGCTATCAATACCTTCGACATTGAAAATTTTTGATACAGGTTTTGTAATCATTGTCTTTAATTTTAATTGTTATTTAATTTTATTTTCTCGAACTTGGTCTGATAATCAGGCAACTGCATTGCACCTGTAGCCAGCAACACCGCTATGTCAACCACCTCACTGTGTACGTGTTCGGGCAACTCGCAGTCCTGCGGGTGTTCAGGCGTTCTGCCGCTCATCATGTTATACCCACCATAGTACAGCACTCTCGGTCGCTTCAGGTAGTCAATAAAAACCTCATCAATAATAAAACTGCCCTTGTTCGCGAAATCACCGTCAGTGAAGAGTATCATGTTGTAAGCCAAATCACCAGGTATTTTCTCAAATTCCACACTAATTTCCCTCCACTCATAGGAACTGTTATAGAAAACATTCCTCTCGTGAAGGTCTATGTGCTTCCTGCTGAAAAGCCTTGCCATCTTGTAATCAGGAGTGTCCTCTGCAAGATTGCATTTTTCGTTGTGAACCTTAGCCTCTCCAGCAATGAAGTACATAAAGTCAAACACACCTCTGTCGGGGACAAGAGGCACAAAGTACCTGTTCTCCCCGTAGATTGGTGTGGGAACCATCGGTCTGCTTCTTAAGACCAATGTGTTAAGGTCATCAATATGTCTCGGAGTTATCTCCAAAGAATATTTCTGTCTGGGATACATTATGGACTTCACAAAGACCAACTGTGCCTCGTTAAGATACCAGTCAATCTCAGGTGCGCGAAGATTCTTGTAGGACTGCGAATCAGCCCTGTTTATCTTCTGCTTGAAGTCATAATGCATTTCCTTTATATTCATCTCTATTTCAAATTCAGTTTGTCAATAATCTGTCCCTTAATGGCGTTGTTCTTCACATCCTGCAAGAATCTCATGGTGTCATGGATTCCGCCCATAGCCTCATCCATATAATAGTAAACACCTCCTCTCAACTGCATGATGTTCTTGTCAACAGCGTCGATAATCAGGGAGTGCATATAGTTGTCAGCCTTGCTCTGATTGAACACTTCAAGAACCTTGTCAAAGCCCTGTGTGGACATGATATCCTCCATCTTGGAGTCAATATAGTCATCAGACTGGTTCTTCATGCTCTGGTTGAGCAGAATCTGTACAACCTGTTTCTTTGTGGTTGTGTCCATCTTTGACCACAGATTGTAAATCTGCGTTCTTTTCTTGCTCTTTTCAGCCTTCTTCTCAACCTCCTCGCGCGAATCGTAAATAACGAACTGGGCTTGCGGACACTTGCCCTCATCCCAATCGGACTGCGAGTTGGCCACAAGAGGACTTGCCATAAGCATCTTTACATGAATCTCGTCAATGGGTCTGCGCATGTCAAAATAGTTTGTCCTGTCATAGTCGAGCTTCACATGTCCGTTGTCCGTGGAATAGAAAGGATGCTCCTCGTCAGGAATGAAATGCTCGTGCAAGTCCAATCCTGTAATTTTCTGCAATCTCTTTCTGTCCTCTTCCGTCAATCCTGTCTCCCATTTCCTGTTCTCAAGATTGACATAACATTCAACAATCATTGGTGCGGAAGGGAATTCCTTCTGCGTCTTGCCGTGCCACCTCTTCTTCTCAAGTGGTCTTACCTCAATAATATAATTTTCCATTTCTGTGATATTTTATATTATAAAAAAGAGAAGAGGGAGACTTGCCCTCTCCCCTTGAAAATTAATTTAATTTTTATTGCATATAGATCAGACCTGTACGGGTCGGGTCTATGATTTGAATACCGAACTCACTTGAAAACTCAGCTGAATAGTATTCACCGGGGTGTGCAATCATACCGCCTTGTGCAGGGCCGGTAGGACCAACAAGACCTTGGTGATAACCGTGCTTGTAACCGTTTCTCTTAACAACCAGTTGGACATTGTTGCCAAGACCATTGTTGCTTTCAACATCGAAAAACACGAACATTGAGGAAGCCTTTGGTCTCTTGGTAACAGGATCAAGGTCAAGGTTGTATTCCATTGAGTCAAACAACGGATTGTAAACCAGTTTGATATGACCGCCATTGCCCATCTTGTATTCAGTAAACTGATAACCGTATGAGTAGGCATTCGGGTGTTGCGGAGAGCTGGTCTTCTGTGCGGGATTGAAATCAGGATTTGCAATCATCCAGCCGTTCTTACCATATTCGCTCTGCAACAGCTTGTTGAACTTCATCAAACCTTCACTACCAGTGAAAGCAACGAGTTCTCTCTTGCCGAAAACAGGTTCCCTTCTGCCGAAGAAAATATCCTGTACGAACGATTCAATCATCTTTGCGCTCAAAGTGGTGTAGGGCATTTTCCAGCCATTCTCACGGATTTGTGCGATAATGCCAGGGAATGAATCAACGGGATAGCCGTTGTCCTGCATCAGATAACCGTCATGGTTGAACCAGCATGCAATCTCTTTCTCATCCTTGAACTTGCTAGCAGCCTCTGCCTCTGCAAAGGGAATCCATCTGTCATAGGACTTGCCAGTCTCGTCTTTCAGACGCATGGCGATGATTTTCTGTTCTGCAGCATAGTCAGTGATCTTGTATGTCTTACGCAGTTTGCCCAGATGGCCTTTCAAAGCCAGCGAACCGGGGAATGCGCTTGAACCGCCCTTATCAGCAGCCTCACCGTAGGTTGAATACAGTTTTGCCCAAGGGGTGCCTGCCTGCAAGAATCTTGCGTCAATAGTTTGGGTTTGGTCTTTTGAAACAAGCTGTGCCTCATAAATCCAGCCATTGCCGCTTCTGTAGGGGTTCTTCATGATACGGCACTGCGTATCGTGGAATTGGTCACCAGCAGTGATCACATCACCTTCCATCCAGAACTCCTCGTCGAATTTCATTTCAAGAATCTGACCGTATGCGCCAGTACCGCTAACCGTCTCAAGAAGGATAAGGGGTCTGGTCTTCGCACCGCGAACCTTGTATTCCCATTCGTTGGATTCAACGATCTTTTCGTGACCTACGCTCATATTGAGGAAAGGATGCACGGAAAGTGTCTGCGTAATAAAAAGTTGGTCTAATACGCCCTCAAACATTTCAGGTTTGGCAAACAAAGCGGACCCAAGATGGTTCAGATTTGTCATGCTTCCTGACATGGGCATAAGTTTTGTCGCGTCAATATTAAGTTTCATCTTACTTTAATTTGTGTTTAACAATATTATTTTTAATCGAACCAGTCCGTCTCTTGTTCATTGCCAGACTGTTTTTTTGATGAGGTTCTGTTAAACTGCAAATCCCTTCTGATTTCCTTTGCCACCTGTGTCTTTACTCCCGCCTTGTACTTGTCAATGTTAAGGTCGTTCATAAGAAGGTCTGCAAGTACGAGCATCTTCTTAGGATCTGCAAGCACATTGTTAAGCCTGTAGTACAAAGGTGTTGTTATACTCCCATCCTGCAGTTCAAGAGGCTGTGTCAGTTCCTTGTACAGGCTTTCCCTGCGCTTCTTGTCGAGTTTCATTCCATAGATATCCTGTGTGGAGTTGATCTCGTTGATAACCGTGTCATTCCACTGTTTGTATGCCTCCTGACGTTTCTGCTCCTCAATCTCCTTCTGTTTCTGAAGCAATGACTTCTGCGTGTCAAAGTCACGGAGCATCATCTCATGGTATCTCTTGGCATACTTCTCTTTCTTACCGCTTGTCTCAAGCATTTCAAGCTGCTCCTCAACCTCTTCCTGTGTCATGCCGTCATGTTCCGTGAGATATTTCCTGATTACAGCATCCTGGTATCTCTCATTGGTAATGTCACCCTCAAAGTCAAATTCAGCCTGTTTCCCGTAAAGTTTGAAGAACTCGCTGGTCTTTCCACCTTGCATCTTGTACTTGATGAAATCAGCAGCATCCTTGTCGTCGGCTATCTTGCTCCAGATGTTCTCCTCATAATACTTTTGCGCACCTCTTTTCTTCTCCTCGTTGAGAATGCTTAAAAGGTCCTCGCTGGTAAGATTGCCTTCGGGAAGGTTATAGTCCTCTTCAACCACACCCAATTCCCGAAAGTTCCTGTACAGGTCCGTGTAGTACGAATCCTCTGTAGGAGTCTCCTCTTGCGGTTTTTCTTCGGCCTGCGATGCTTTCTCCGTTGTGCCTTCACCAGTGTCCGCAGGCTGCTGTTTGGGCTCCTCTGCGGGCTTGTTTTCAGCCTTAGAAGTGTCCTCAAACCAGTCATTGATTCCTTCCTGAGTTTCAAACTCAAACTTGTCCAAAGTTTCTACATTGTTTTCCATACGTTGCAAATTTAAATTAAATTAATCTTTGATTTGAATTTTAATGTTTTTTATGAAATCCGTTTTTGAATATAATATGGCACCAAACGCGTTTTTTTTCCACGAGCGCCATTCATTTTTGTTATGAATTTTTCGATTTTTGAGCCATTTTCTGAATCTTTTCCTTCTCAAGTTGGAGCTTTTTGTCGTCAAAATCCTTCTTGTGAGCCAAGGATTCCTCGTCAAGACGCTGCTTCCTCTCCTTCTGGTCAAGCTCCCTGTCCTTCTGGTTTGACTTGTACTGCTCCAACATCATCTTCATGTACTCATACACATCGGGAACCTTGTTCTCGTTGAGGTCTTTCTGGTCGCTGAATCCCAATGCAAGCAGTGTCTGTCTCTGCAAATCCATCTCCTTGAGCCTCAAATCATACTCCCCTTGCAGTTTTATCTGCTCCATCTTGGCTTGGTTCTGTGCCTGTACAAGTTGCATTTGCGCTTCAAGTTTCTGTCTCTGAGCCTCCTGTTCGTTCTGTGCCTGTTGCTGCTGCATTTGTTGCTCGTAGGCTTTCCTATCATCCTCCGCCTTGAGAAGAATCTCCTCAGCCTCTTGCACGCTCTCCGCCTTGAGAACCTTGACAACATCGCTCAACTCTATCTTCTGGTTCTGCATTGCGGGCTGTATCAGCTGCACAACAGTGTCAAGTATCTGGTTTGACTTGACGGAATTGTCTATCACAATGCCGTAGGTTGACTGGTCAAGCAAATCATAGTCAGGCTTCAGCAACTCAACAGTGAAATCGTCAAGAACATATTGCATAACCTCGGGCTGATATTTCATGAACACATCCTTCGCACATTCTATCATAGCCTGTAATGTTCTCTGTTTGAAATGGTTGAACATACTGAAATGATGTTCAAGAACCGTAGCACCGTTAGTCACAGCCATCTGTGCGTTTGTCACAGCCTCATTCTGCTGTACATTACCGAGAATCTGCTGGTTAATGCCTACACACTCGCCGCACTTTATGTCTATGTATTCGGCCAAGTCCATATACTGCTTGATGTCAGAACCCATGCCCCTGTCAACCTCCTTGATTGACTCGCCTATGTTCATAGGGCTTGCCTTGTCACCGTCCTTCGTGTTTCCACTGAAGAAGAATATACCCACATTCTCCGCATATTCCAAGAACTTCTGCAAGCCCATATTGTCGTCAACCATATCTATGTTCATACCTACAGACTTGCCCTTATCCTTGGCCATAAGCATTTCAATTCTGTACCATATAATACTGTACAGGAACTGATAGTATCTCATTCTGTCAATAAGCGAGGCGTCAACCCATACTCCAACATAGGACAGTTTGCACTTCTCACGATTGTTCAAGTTGTTTATATCATCAAACTGACCGGGAACTTCCCTCATTTTAACATATTTGTCAGCACCAAGCTTGTAGCCCTCATAGACACAGGCAACCCATTCCCATTCAATATTTATGTCACCTGCCTCTGGATTCATCTTGTACTCGTCGCTCACTATGGTCATCTGCTCCTCCCCACTCTCATCAGTGTATGTAAGGAACCCTATCTTCTTGGAATCCTTCCATTGAGCGTGTATGCACCTTATACCTCCGTCAACATAGGAATCCCTCTTTTCATAGCCCCTGTAGTAATAGTCTGTGTCAGAAGCCCCTCTCACTCCGTTGAGAAGATCTTTCATGTCCTTGTCCGAAAGCTCATCACCAAACTCCATAGTAACTTCGCTCGGAGTGAGATATCTTTCATATGAACACCATTCCCCATCTTCAATGTAATGTGAGCTTCCGCTTCTTGAAAATCTGAAAGTCAGAGGATTGACTCTCTCAAATACAGTCTTTTTGTATCTTTCCCCAACATAGCCTATGGCTCTGCCGACACAACAGAAGTCCTTGTTTATGAGATTCCACTTCTCCTTCACATCCTGATCATGCCTTACATACTGCAATATCTGCGAACCAAGCACATCTGCAGGGTCCTGATGTTCCCTTTTCATATAGAGTTTCACCTGTTCCGGAGTCCTTGCCTCAACCTGTTGCTGAACCTGCTGTTCCAACTGCTGCTGGGCTTGCTGCATCTGCTGCTGTGCCTGTTGTATCTCCTCTTGCGAAGCACCGCTTGCCTGTAACTGCTGCAACTGCATTTGGGCCTGTCCCATCTGCTGTTCAGCTTTCTGCCTTTCCTCCTCCTCAATGGGTTTCATAATCTGCTGTATCACGAACTCCCTTATCATATTGAACTCTTCGTCCTCCCTTCTTGTAGAAGCCTCGGGATTTATGGCGTTCACACGGAAAGAGAACTGCCTTTGCCTTTCCATACCGTCAATGGCGTTTATCCTCTTTCCTATGATGTCCTTGTTCGTGAAATCAACGGGCTGTTCCATATCACCGCCGTACGGAGCATAGATATACTTGAAGTCCTCTCTCTGAATCTTTCCGTCATACAGGTCATAGTTTATCTTCATGTCCCTATATCTGTAGTCACCCTCGAATCTTCCGAAAGTGTCCTCGTTGAATTCAGAAGGGTAGAACCTTCCGTCAAACTCCATCCTTGTGCGGTCTATGTTCTCCTTGAACCATTTCTTTCCGTCAGCCCGCTTCTGACGCTCGGTAAGTCGCTGACCTACCAGATAACCTTGTCTGTCTTCCATTTTTAAGCTCTTTTAAATAATTCCAATTTCCTTAATTCCTCTATCCTGTTGTTTGTCCTGTTTGTCGTAAACTCGTGCTCGAGCTCCTCGTCCTGCAACTGGAACATTATCTGGAACAATGCGCACACACGGTCAAAGTTCCCGTCCCTGTAGTATTTTATCAGTTCTTCAAGAAGCCCTATACTGTATATGTAGTCCACAGCCGTAACCTCATCACCATTCTCATCATAGTCTATCACCGACATAAGGTATTCCTTAAGATACTCCTCACCTGCGGTCTTCATCTTCCCGTCAAGATGACAGCCGAACTTACGAGCAACCTTGCTGCCCTTTATGTTCTTGCTGATAACCCTGTCAGGCTGCAGGCACAACCTGTTCAACTGGTGCTTTCTGCTGAAATAAGCCTGTGTGTGGTTCACGTTGTTCTCGAACATTACCGCAGTATTGTAGAGTATCGCAAGTTTCAATGCTATCTCATCACTCTGATCTGCAGTCTCAGGCCTTCCCACATACTCCGCAACTATGATGTTCCTCGTAGAATTGCCCCTCAATATTCCCTTATACACGAATATCGCTGATAATGAATCAGTTGTAGCATGTTCCTGCGCGTAAGGGTCATATCCTATCTTGTAAAGTCCGAAAGGAGGGTCGTTCACAGGGTACTCGTATATGATAGGACATCCTACAAGCGATGAATTCTTCGGCCTGTACTCCAATATCGGATTTGCATTGCCGCTCAATATCGGTTTTGCCTTTACCTTCTTGCCATCATCCGTGTATTCAAGTTTCACGCAAGTGCCTTTCTTGAGCATCAGCTTTTCAGCCCTTACCTTGCTCAACTGCGTTTCAAGCGAGGGTATGTTGAATATGTTCCTTCCGCTTGTCTTGAAGGACTCCTTCGGACATATCGGGAACTGTATTACAAAACCGTTATACGCCTCTATTGTCCTCGCATTCTCCAAGAGCCTCTTTCTCTCCTTATTGAGCCAGTCAAGAGAACCTTCCATGTCAGAGTTGCCCTGTCTGTCATAGAAACCTTCAAGATTGTATGTGGCGGAAAAGAAGAACCCGCACCAGTCTCCCGAGCAACCCTCATCCCACACGTTCTGGAAAGGCATCATGTTATAGGTCATAGGATCGTAGAACATATCGGAAAACTCTCCGTTATTGTCTGAAATCACACCACCAGTACCAAATATAATCGCCTGTCCCACAACATATTTGCCAGCCTTCAATGCAGGAACCGTGGCATCCCATGACTTCTTGAGGTTGTTGAAGATACCAGCCTCCTCAAAAAGCATGTAGTACGGAGACTTACCATTGGCAGCCTCAGGGTTGTCCTGAAAGCTCACAGTCCTTATCTCGCTCTTGTAGCCTTTCTCAACGGTCTTTCCCTCCGCGTTCATCTCTATGTAGGAAGCCCTTTTCCAGTCAGACCTGTCCTTGACCTCCCTCCTCTTGCCCCATGCCGTATTGTCGTTTATCACATCAAGATATGTGCCTATCATACGCATATCCTCGTCAGAATACTTCTTGTCAATGACACCTATCAGGCACTGCGAGTTCCTTACGGTGTTGTATGTGTTCACGCACAACGCGGTGTTCTTATATGAGAAACCCTTACGCCTTGACTTCGCTATTATCATGTGGTGTCCTCCGTCAAGCCACTCGTCGTGTGTCCTCAAGCGCAGTTTTAGCCTGTTATAGACAACATCTTTCTTCAGAGACAATAACTCCTCTTCCGTGTATTCCCTATTCTCAATGAGGCTTATCTCCTCATCTGTCAGAAGCTCCCTCGCCTGTGCGTACTTCCCTATCACACCGAACCTCGCTATGTCAAGCCACCAGAAATACTCGTAGTCCCAGTCCCAAAAGTCAGGGAAGTTGCTCTCCTTGACAGTACCCGCACCATCATTGTTTTCTAACACATCTATCATATTGATATTACAGAAGTTAAGATAAAAGTAATGATGACCTGTTATCTTCTGGCCATCATACATATACCCTTCCTTGCACCTTCTCAACTGCTCGTCCCAGTAGTTGTTGTACTCCAAAGTGCCCTTGGGGTGGTCACAATAGTATCCGTTAGCCCTGTATTTCAATGCTTCTTCGCGGAATACCGCCGTGTCATACCAGTGTCCGTTGTCTCCCCTTATCATACCTCATACCTGTTGGCCTCCCTGCCTCCCTTGCTTCTTGCAACGGAAAACAGTTCCTGGTCTATCTTGTCCCTCAATGTTGTCAGATTCTGTGTTATCTTGTCCGCGTCAGCAAGCGCGGAAGTTATCTCCTTGGGCTTGTATATCAGCATGCCCTTCTCGTTCCTCTCGTTCAGGTCAAAGTTGAGGAAAAACTCCTTCAGCTTCTCCACAGCCCTCAACTGGCTCAAGTAATATGTATATGTAGGACTTCCCTCCTCCTGTATCTCGTTCAATTTCACTATCCCGTCCTTAACCAACTTTGGAAGCGAGTCATAGTCCATCTCCACACCATACTGCTCAGCGGTGAGCTTCCTTATCCTTGTCACATCATCATAGCCGCTATACGGATTGCTCTTCAACTTGCTCGTATATAGCTCTATAACAGTGAAATGCCTTATCGCCTCACTCTTGTCCTTGCTCTTTTCCCATATAGTCCTGAAAGGCTCTATCAGAAGAACCTCCTCCTTGGGCTTGCACACATTGTTCTCTATGCTAAACAAAAAACTCATGCCAAATCGTATTTGAATCCCACAATAACCCTTGTCCTGTCGTTCATCTCAACAACTATGTTCCTCACAACACCCTTCTTCCCCGCGTCCTTCCTTGAAGGCACACTCCTGAACGAAAAACCTTTGTTATCCTTAGCCACAGAAATTCTGCTCTTGCCTCCGCAAGTGCATCCTGTGTCTATTTTCCTTATTCCTTTCTTCAAACCCTCTTCCGTAAGGTCAAAACGCCCGGCAAGAACCTGTCCCATGACAACCTTGCCAAGCACCACCAAATTGCTTACAAACGCGCTCATATCTCGTATATTTTGTCAACTTTCCTAAGTTTCATCCCCCTTAATATCCATTCGTCATTACCACCGTACATCTTGAACTCAATCCACTCCCTCTTGCCCATCATAGGCGGATAGCACGGCTTGTCACAACTCTTGTCAGCATACAGCAGCGCGGGCATGTGGCAACCGCATATCTTACAGGCACCGCCATACAAACACTCGCGGTCAGCATTCGCAAACCTCATCATAACCTGCTCCCCTATGTGAGCCCGCAATACGGACTCCCCGAAGCACTTAACAAGGAAATACCTCACATTTCCCTGTACAAAATAAAAAATGTCACTTATTCTCATCTCTTTCCTTTTTTAAACTTGTCCTTGTCTTCTTATAATCGTTCTTTCGCCTCTTCCTCTCCTCAATCCTGTACTTCCCGCGAGCCTTGAAACTGTTCTCACCGGACGTGCCGTCATAAATGCCCTCGTCAAACTCCATGCCCCTCGCAGCAAACAGCTCCTTCAGACTCCTCTTGCACTTCTCCCTCCTGATATCACGCCTCTCCTTGGCCTTCTCAACATACTCCAGCAACTCATCATAGTCAATCTCACGCTCGTACTCTATCTTCCTGCGCAACCTCTTAATATGCTTCAACATCACATCAGCGTTGATATACTCGAAACCACCCACACGCTTGATCTTGAACTCCCTGCTTCCAACACTTATACACCACCTCACCATCCTGAAGTAACTCTCCAGTATGTCACTAACCTCCTTCTCGCTGTAACCGTGCTCGTCACAAAACTCCCTTATGCCACTGTCCATACTACTCCTCCTCCCTGATTATCCTTATGCCGTACCTCTGCTCGTCAGAATCTATCAGCAATCTCCTCCATATCTCATCACCCCTCACAAATCCCTTCTTCCTCAAACCGCTCATGTAATTTGAAAACCCGCTCGCACTCAAACCCATGCATTCCTTGACCAACCCCTTTATCCTCTCATCCATCTCCCCACCACCAAAATACATCCAGCAACCCAAAAACTCTATCTCCTTCTCAGTCATCATCACAGGTAACATAGCATTCATGATCCGCAAATGCCTCTCGTAATATCCCTTGCCGTCACATACAAATGTCTTTACTATATCCATATCGCAATAAAAATTTTTTAATCCCCGCAAAGATATACATTTTTTTCTGAATCCCAAACACAATCACAAAACTTTTTTTCAGAAACATTATGAAACCATCCCAAATCTCATCAAAATTACAGAGTTGTTGAGAATGCGCGGAAAAAATGTATAGTCATAGAGAGTGCGTGGAATACCCTCCCGCCGGGGCGGCGGGTGAAAATTTTTTTTCGGAGTCCCCCCCCTGGTCGAAGTGTTCGGGAAAAAAATTTTCGGGCGCGGAAAAACAGAGACACGAAAGAAACGAGCACGAGGACAGGGGAAATCAATTGGATAGCAGGGAGGCAGTGGGGAGTCCACTGTTGTAAACTTTAATCATCAAAACATAGAAGTTATGAAAAGAGTAATGTTAACATTAATCGCGCTGGTTTGTATTTTAATTGGCGCACAAGCACAAGAAACGGCGTACAAGGTTGAAGGCAACACTTACAAGAGTGTGAGCATTTCGACAAGAGTATCTGCAGAACCCATAAATACGGGCTACAACTGGCAAGACTCTAAAGGCAAGACCTATCCTATTCTTATGAGCGCAGGCACAGGCAGTTGCTTTGTGGTACGCGTGTCTGCAAAGACAGGAAAGGAATATCGAAGCTATCTCGGACCTGAAATCTCTGCAGACATCTGCAAGAAATTGGGCAAGGAATACAAAGGAAAGACCACTACAACAAAGTAGTGGTTTTTTCTTTTACCCAAAACGGGAACTAGGGCATGGAAAATTTCCAGGATAACCGAGAGAGAGCAGAGGAAGTTCTGTTCGTTTAATTTATTTTATTAACTTTAAATTCTATTATTATGATTGCAAATTTAGTATTCGGCAAGACAAGTGCAAGTGCAAACCACCCGAATTGCACATTTTTCATTTCAGAAAAAGACGGCGTAAGGTACTATTCGTATGTTGTACGCAACAAAATGGCGAGAGTTCTGGGTGAGAGCAATGTTATGAGAAGAAACGGCATTGCAAGTGAAAGAAGTTTCGAGATGGAAAATGTGGTATTCACATTTATGAGTTTCGAGCTGCTTCGGGCAGACCTGTTCCAGACTTTTGGACTTTTCGCAGTTATGGAGAACGGCAAGATGAAAGTCTGCTCGAAAGACGAATGTATTAGCACGAACGGAATTCTTTCCCCGAGCGAAAATGCGTCTTTCTATTCTCTCGAAGAACTGGCTGACGCAGCAAGTGCAGACCCGGATTGTGAGGTTTGCGGAACAGGTTATATCCAGTTTGTCATGTCTTATTTCGATGAAAGCGGCAATGGTATGAAATTCCAACAGGTAAAGACCGCAAGCGGAGAAACTGTTGTTAAGGACTATACCACTGGAAAGACCAGAGTTCTTGGCGCAAAAGACAAGGCTGGTGCCAACGAAATGCCTATTTTCAGGGCTTGGCAGGTGCTGTCAGAAAGAGCAGAACACAGAGTGTGGACTGCAAAATCCAAAGAACTCGAAAAACCGAGTGTCGCAGAGGGTATTGCGGAAAGCGTGTTAGAACAAAAAGCGGAAAGAGTGTCCGTAGATTTGGACTAATGCCACAAGTGACCAGCGTGTAACAGCGCTGGTCCTTTTCCCTAATAAAAATAAATGTGGGGAATGTTATACGGAATTCTGTGAATAAGAAACAAATGTGGTGGCCGTGGTGCCAACAGAAAATGCTGTCTGCATTCGGACAGTTTAATACGCAATGTGCGTTAGGTGCGTGATACAACGCGTACGATATAAGATTATAATTTATACTCTATATTCTGAAGAATTAGAAGTGTAAGTTATTTGAGATAAAGTATCTCAAGTGTAGCACTGCGGTCATCACATTTTTACCAAAAAGGGGAATTGCCGAAATGCAAATACACAAAAATCCCCTTAGTATATATACTATATTAAGATCGCGCGCGCGCACGCGTATATGTATTAATTATATTTATATACTATTATTCACTACGTTCATAATAGATAATAGGTATAAGTATATATTTACTCTATATTATTCACTACGTTCATAATATCTCGTATATATACTTATATCATATTTCCATTAAAAGAAACATAGTTTATTATAAGATACTCTAATAATATTCACTACGTTCATATTATAAGACTATCTAATAATAAACGTAAGCAAAGAAAGGAAAAATCCTCTGTGACCTTCGTCCAAAAAAAAAAAAAAAAAATAAATTTCGGGCAAAATTCCGTGAATTTGCTTTCTTGAGTGGAGAGGAGATTACGGGATACATCAAATAAGGCCATTTTTAGCTTGTTTGTGAGGAGATAAATAATAAGTGGGGTAGTAAGTTGTTCCGAGAAATATATAGCGGGAGAATGTCTAAAAATAAGTTAAGTGTGATTATTGATTTAAACAAATGAAAAAATGAAGAAAAGTGATAAAATTTGGATTGCCATAATCATTACGATTGGCGTATTGGCATTAGGTTCCGTGGTTTTCTGCTCGTTTGGATGTGAAAGAAAACCGCAAGATAACAGGACTGTTCGTGAAACAGACAGTATTGATTCTGTCGTATATTGTCACAAGAAAAGTTCATTTAACTTTGATTGCATAGAAGATATGGTGCTGTCGGAAAGTTATTTCATCGAATACAATGATCCTGACAGATATGACTACGATAATCTCGCACATTGGTGTGAAATGGACAAATGGTATGGAGAATATATTATCGTAGATTGTGATTCTGCTCTATTTTACGAAATCCATCGTGAATGGGCTGCCTATGTAAGTGCCGAACAGGATATGAAGGATTCGTTGAATCAAAAATATTCGATATATGAGAAATGGTTGCCGAGTGTGACCAATTTCTTATGGTGGGTGGAAAGGAGACAAGATGACTAAAGAAGAATTCAAGATAGAATGGGAAAAAGAAGATTGTAAGATAACATTTGATGATATTGCGGAATGTGCTGTAGAATGGGGAATATTTGATAAGCCAAGAATTTGTAATATATATCATGTAAGGTATAAAGTTCTTAGGGCTGCTGATATTTTTGATGCGGAAGATTACAATCCGTATCATGATAATGATGATGATTAATTTAGTATCTTTGCAACGCCATTATCCGCCGGTGGCGTTCTTTCCATAAAAAGGGTTTATTGTTAATTGTTTGGTATGGGGAGAGGCGGACTCCCCAAATGGTTCCATAGCTCAGTTGGTTAGTAGCAACTGACTCATAATCAGTAGGTCCTTGGTTCGAGCCCAAGTGGAACCACTATTAGGAACGGCAAGGTCATATTACTTTATTTTGCCATAAAAGGGTTATTGAGTTTTTTGCCGTTCCTTTATGTTGTTGTAGTTTAAATAAAACATTGGAAAGTACAACGTTAAAGAACGCCAAATGGTTGGCAGGTTGTTATGCCGAAGATTCATGTAAAATCATGACAACAACATTTTTGCCCCTGTAGTTCAACGAATAGAACGGAAGTTTCCTACACTTCAGATGGTTGTTTGATTCAACCCAGGGGTACCATTATATATAGCCTAAATTAATTTAAAATCAATAGTTATGAAAAGAAAAATTTCGTTTTTAACAAGTTTTTTGAATCCTATAGATAGGATTTTGGATAAAACATTATTTTTTATTTTAGAAAATTATAGGATTGATGAATTTAAATCTGATTGTTATAGATTAAATATCAAATTTGTTTCTAAAGATGAAAAAAAGAAAACTGTTATAATGTTTGCTGGATAGAATGCCAATAAATGGTATTCTTGGTTAAGTTCCGGAGAAATAGTAAATGAAAGATTTACTTATAAATGGGAAGGTTCAAGACCATCTAGAAAGACTATGAATCTTTTATTGGAAAAGATAAATGATTATTCAGAAACACAATTTCATATAATTAAATATTAGTAAGGAATGAAATTTCAGTTACAATACAAAGAGAATATAGAAGTAATAGATATTCAGGAGGAAAATCTTCCTATGTTTATCAACATCATGTATTTATTCGAACAACTAACAGGCGTACATATAGCTTGCTATAGATTATAAAGCATTATTAACCTTTTAAAACAAACAATTATGAAAAGAAAAAGAATCAAAGTTAAGAAAATGGAAGTATCATCTTCCCAAATCCACAAAACTGTCTTGGAGATGGACAAAGAAAACCATTTAGGCGCTCTTGAAATCCGCAGAAGGAGAGTTGAGGAAGAAATCAAGGAGGAAATGCGCAATTTGCGCAAAAGACCCATTGAAATCTCTTCTACCGGTAAGATTTATATCTATAGTGATGTCAAGGATGTATTCCTTGGTCAACCCGTATTGTGTTAGTCATGCAAATTACTAAAAAGCAAGCCTTGCACCTCATTATGGTATGTGTAAGGCTTGCTCGTGACAAGTTTAATGAATTTGCCAACCTTGACCTTGTAAAAGGCAAAAACAGGGCTGAAAAACTTATAGTGTTTGAAGCCTTCAATGACTTTGACAAAAGCTTTTCAAGGTTATTAGGCAAAGAAGAATTCAGTGAGATTAACCAAATAGCCATAGATAATGCAGATAGTATTGAATGGTCATTGGACTCAATCTATAATTCATTCTATTCAGAACTGGTTACAAAGCTGTCCTATGATTGTATTGACCTGTCTGCCAAAGGTCTGGTAGTGAGATATTTATTACTAACAGGCAATGGCTTATGGAACAAAATGTTCGCCAAGGACAATGTGAAGATTAAGAACATCCTTGAGCGGATGACTCAATTTGAAAGTCATATCAAAGTAAACTGTCTGAATGAGGATTTCACTATTGATGTGACTAAAGCGTATCGTTTTATGAACACCTTTCTTGATAATTTATTTAACACCTTAAATCATGAATGAAAAAATTGAAAAATTGGCAACAGAACTCTTTAAAGAGTTATTCAATCAAAAAGTAAAAATGATTGAAAAAGAAGATAATAATCTGGAGTGGCTGAATATAGACTTTGAAAACAATACTAGGGTTTGTCTTGGTAAAGAAGGCAATATTGTTTGCAATAGTTTCTTTGCCAATCTTATTGACAAAGACAAATTGAGAGAATTTGCCTTAGAACAATATAAAATCATGCTTCCCATTGCAGATGCATTACGCGTTCAGTATTTAAAAGATAAAAAAGAACAGCTCAAACAAGAAATTAATGACATTGAAAAAAAGTTGAAAAATGGAAAAGCAAAATAAAGAAGGGAAATGCACTAAAACATTTCAAGACACAATTGAGGCTTATATAAAGTCTCGTATTGATGTCATTGAAAACAAACATCCTGATAAATCAATTGAAGGATGCTGTAAATATATTTTGTCAACAGTGAAGAAATCCGGTTGTGAGGGTTTCACTGATGATGAAATATATTCTATGGCTGTCCACTATTATGACGAGCCTAATGAAGCTTTAGGTAAAATAGAGGATTTAAGCGGATTAAATATTGTAGTTAACCACAAAGTTGAATTAACTACAGAAGAACGTGAGGAAGCCAGAAAAGAAGCAATAGAACGTCTTGTAAAAGAGCAGATGGACTCCATGAGAAAGAAACCTGCCTCCAAACCTGTTTCTAAACCTGTTGCAAATAATACAACAACTGACAAACCATTGGTGGAACAGAACCAGTTAGACTTATTCTAATATGACAAACAAGGAATTTAAAGAAAAGTGTCTTGGAATAGAATTCAAGACACTTTGTCCTTCCAAAGAGAAGTACGGACATGACGGTTTAGAACCTATGAGATTAAGGAATCGTGGGAAATATTATTGTTCTAAATGCGGTTCTCTTCTTGATTACAAGTTCAAATGCCATATTCATGGGAAAACTGTAGAAGAACGGAGACATCAAAAGATGTATGCCTACAATGTTTTTGAGAAGCATGGCGACATACAAGTTGTCAGAACTTTCTACATTCATGTTCATAGAAAATCAAAATTTCCTGAAACATATTGTATGTATGAGGTTTACAGAAATTTCTTTGACGGTTATGGACACAGACTTATTATAGGGAAAAGGAGAAGACCTATGACCTTTGATGATTTTTGTGTGGACTCCGAGTTCACAGTCAAGAGAAATTATGCACAATCATATTACTCTTTCACCTATGACCATGAAGGTTATGTAACTTACAAAAAGTCGCGTGACATCACAGACAGGTTCAAGCAACTTGGATTAAGGATGATGAACGGATGTTCAATAATTCAGGAGATGATTCTTCTTCCGAAAAACAACCTGTTTGAAACCGCACTTAAAATAGGTTATGCAAGTCCTTTTATGAGATACGGTGAGTTTATGTTTCCTCCATCACGCGCGAAACAGCTATTTATAGCCCATAAGAACGGCTATAAGATTGAAAATGGACAATTATGGCTTGACACAATCAAAATGGCTGAGGAGCTCGGATATGACATCAGAAATTCCAAATATGTATGTTATACAGATCTGAGAAAATCCCATGACAAGTTCAATTATAAGCTTGAATTAATCAAAGAGAAAAATGAGATGGAGAAACATCGAGACTATGACCAAAGAATGCTGAAATATGCGAATGTGGTCATAAAATCAGATGATATTACCATCAGACCGCTGATGACAATAGATGAAGTCCTTGAGGAAGGCACGACAATGCACCATTGCGTGTATTCCGCGAAATACTACAATGTGAAAACTTCATTATTATTGTCCGCAAAAAACGGGAAAGGTGAAAGACTTGAAACTATAGAACTCGGATTAAGGCATAAGAAAGTCCTACAGTCAAGAGGACTTATGAATAAAACAACACCTTATCACGAAAAAATAATAAATATGGTCGAGAGTTATAAATTTTAACTATATTTGCACACAGGAACGCCGGGTATAGGTTAGTGTTTATTTACTTCATTTCATATTTTTCGTTTATAAGGGGTGTATATTTTTGTTATTTAATTGTTTGTTTGTTTATCACCGGCGTTCCTTTTTTGTTTATGAAAGATTCCAAAATAGAAAACATGTCAAGGAAAGAACTCGTCAAACTCATTGAACGGGCATGGAAAACAACTTGCATAAGACATCATCTTATGGAGGCTGAACTAAAGGATTTAATTTATTTAGTCAAACAACACTATGGGGATAAAAGAAGCAATTCTTGAATTGCAGAAATTACGGGATGCTATTAAGGCAAATGCAGACACAAGGCTTTTACAGGCTTTGGAAGTCTGCATAAATTTTATGAATACTATAATCGAGAACAGAGATGACTAAAATACAAAGAGAGAAAGCACGGCAAGAAAAATCAAGACAATTATTTGAGAAACTTGCCGAAGTTAAGAATTACAAAAGATATATGATGGGAATCAACGAAAAAGGTGATTTCTATGCGAAAATATTTTTAAGTAATGGTAAGGTTATAAAACTATGAAAAATGAAAAAGTAAGAGATATAAAAGTTATCATATCAATTGGAGATGATCTTGCGGGTTGTGAATTCAAAATAGGCAAGAAAAAAGCAGATTTTAATGAACTGACAAGATTGGAACAGATAAAAGTGTGCAATTCATATGCTAACTTTTATAATCTGTTCAGTAAATTTATTAAAGAAGAATAGTTATGAAAAGAATAGAAAAAATGGATTTGTACAATCGTAAATACCGCAGTCAGCTTACTTATTGGTTAGACAGTATTGCCGATTGTGCGAAAGTGTATCGCTATCATAATAGTGGTGATATTACAATCGAACAGGTTATCAAAGAAATGAAAATCATTGACAAACTTAAATTTGTAGAGAAATGATAATAATAGAACGTAGTTATAACGTTGACAGTTCAAGAGGTGGCAGACCTCTTTATAAAGTTGACAGAAAGGTGTTTTCTGACAATGATATAGAAGGTGTTCAAGAATTTCTTAATGAACGCAGTGAGGTATCTGGTTATCCATGGTTTAATTTGGAATATAATTTTATAAAGTTATGAATTACAGAGTAGTTGTTTATGAGCCAAAACTTAGTTATAGCTTGCAATCTGAAGGCATATATAATGATAAAGAAGATGCGGAAAAAAAATTAGAATATCTTAGAGAAGAAGTAAAAGACTTTGAACACTATAAGATTGCTCTTGAGAAAGTTGCGTGTCAACATTTAACTAATGTTATTGTTTGTGAAACATTAATAAAAATTGAAAAATGACAAACGAAGAAAAAGCACAAGAAATCATTGGTGGAGGATGCAACAGGTAAGATTGCCATGAATGTGGTGGCAGTTTATCCGTTGCTGAAGGTTGTGTAGAATTTATACACCTAAAAGAGATGGCTGAATGGAAGGACTACCAAATCAGAGACATCCTCCTGAAATACACATTGTGGTTGAACAAAAGAGGTTTTTTCGCCGATGGCTTGCAATGTGATTTCGGTCATCAGATTGATACATTTTTGGAAATAAATAAGGAGGAATAATTATGACAAAAGAAGAAGCAATATTTAAATGTCAGCATGAATTGTGGGACAAAGGTCCATTTTTTCAAACTGAAATGGCACAATATGCAGAACGACTCGCATTTGAAAAAGGTGTTGAGTTTGCTATTGAAAAAGTATATGCTTGGTTATCTGATTATTTTAAATATTATGATTTTTATACGGAATTCGATATTAAAGAATTTCATAAAGCAATGGAGGAATAGTTATGAATATTGACCAAAGACCTTGTTATTTAAATTTACCGCAACATCCAGAACGCAAATATTGTATAGCGGACACTCCTTACGGGTACTATTTAACTTTTAATAACGGTTTTAAGGCGTTAACAAATACTCGGATTTTTGAAGGAAGTAAAGATGAATGTGTTAGTTACGCAGAAAGAAATAATATAACTTTGAAATATGAATAAAATTATATCAAATAAAGAAAAAGCAAAACAAATTGCAGAAGAGTCACAGATTTTAAGTGATTTTCCACATGATTACCATAGTGTTGAATACGGCGCACTTGAGATGGCTAAATGGAAGGATAAGCAGATGATTGAAAAAGCATGTAAATGGCTTAATGATAACGTAAAAGTTAATGGTGCGTTTTATTGTTTTGCATTTAAAAACAAAGATATTGAAGCATTTAAAAAGGCAATGGAGGAATAAGACTATGGAAAGACACCCAAAGAATTTATTTTGTCCAGCTTGGGCGATAACTTTAAATGGTAGAATTATTGAATTAAGAATTACAGAAGCATGCAGCAATAAAATTCTTGCTAATGATGCAATACAATATTTCAATTTTACCTATGATAAAGAGAAAGAAATATGGGAAGATCGTTCTTTAATTCTAGTGTTTGATTTACAATGTGATGAAACACAACAATTAATTAACAATCGCTTAACTAAACACACACAAAATGTGGAAAGCAGTTATATTGAGGCTGTTCAGAAATATAGAGACTCAAAAAAAGAAATTGAATCAATACGTTCAAATAATGCAGAAATAATTGTAAAAAATGAAACGGGCAATAAAATTCAAAGGTAAAAGAGAACATACTAGCGAATGGTTAATTGGGAACTTGTTATGCGTTACAGACGAGTGCCTTATCTTTCCAGAAGAGGTGCCTCACAGCTACAACGTGTATTGTGTTGACCCTGAAACCGTCTGCCAGTTCACAGGTCTGTTTGACAGTGAAGGTAACGTTTCAATCCACGCGCCCGCATGGGACGCGACTTGGGCAATGAAGCCTATAGCGAAATATTAAAAGAAGAATAAATTAAAACTATGAAAGATAAAGAAAAGGTAAAAGAATTTTTTGTTACAGTTTGTATCGCAATAACATTGATAATAATGTGTTGCTGTTGTTTTAGACAACACGTCAATGATTTTGGTATAGTTACAAGTGTAGAAGTAAAAAGCTCTGAATTTGTTTATGGCAAAAATAAAAAATATCGTGTTACTGTAGGTCAAGAATTTAACACTCGTTTTAAGGCAAGCTGTTATATCTATACAGACACACTATATCAAGTTGGAGATACTATAAAAATTAGATAAAACCAAATAATTATGACACAAGAAAAAAAATACAAGAATTTATATTTAGGTCTTGAAATGCCAAAATTACAAGAAAGAAAATATATAATTGTTTCAAGAAAGTTTGAATATATATCATCTGCTGCAATACCTTTAGATGGTCAGATTGCAACAAATAGTAAAATATTAGCATATATTCTATATTACCTATTAGATAAATGGTCATATAAATATTATGGTTCAATAGGCGTAATGTTAGAAAAGAGAAATAAAGATGGCTTGTATGATACAATTAAAAGATAAGATTATGAATAAAGAAGAAAAAGAACTTTTATTACAAGACCTCTGTGCGAGGTTGCCTTATGGAGTTTTTGTCGAAGACGGAAGAAACAAATTGGATGATGGACCTGTTATATATACAGCCAATTATCATCCGTACATTAATGATTGCAAACCATACCTCCGCCCAATGGAGAGTATGACGGAGGAAGAACAAAAAGAATTTGTTCAATTTCATTGCGTTAAAATATGCCCTATAGTAATTACGGATATGTTGACATTAGACAATGAAAGTAAAATGTTTGATTGGCTTAATGCTAATCGCTTTGACTTCCGGGGTTTAATCCCAATGGGACTTGCACTCCCAGCTCCTGAAGGAATGTATAATGATTAAGAAAACAATCTACAAAAAGTCAAGATAATAAAACATCATACTATGAAAGACAAGATAAAAATCATACAAACTAAATGCCGTCCCAGTGACGTTGAAAATATTCTCAACCAATGGATTGAAAATGGTTGGGTATTATCCAATGTATTCATACAAATGTTGCAAAATACTGATGGAACAGTTACTATTTTCCATGAGTCCTGCTTAAATGATGATGCAAGAAATTATTAAAAACATAATAAAAAGAGATTAAAATATGATTACAGAAGACTATGTAAGTTTTAAAATATCAAAACTACTGAAAAAGAAGGGGTTTGATTTGGGATGTGATATGTATTATACAAAAACTGGTTCTGTTGCATATACTCAGTTAAAATTTAACCATAATGAAGTAGAAAACCGTTACAGCAGACCTACTCTTCAAATGGCTATGAAGTGGTTGAGGGAAATATATGATTTACACATTATCGCTTATCCATGGAGAGCTAATAAAGAAGAAAGAGCGACACATTGGTGCTGCCAAGTCTATAAATCATTTAACCTTTTTGGATATGAAAAATACACCAATGAAACATCAAAGACATATGAACAAGCCTGTGAAGCGGATATTAAATATTGTTTAACAAATTTAATTTGATTTAGATATGACACAAGAAGAAAAGAGACTATTACTGATAGACCTTTGTGCAAGAGAACCGTATTATCCGAGAATACAAGTCTTCAATCAAGGATATGAGGGGTTTCAGGACGGGGAACTTGACACCAATCTATGGATTGACCATATAGATGCCTTTAGATTTGATAGGATTGAAATATTACCCTATCTCCGTCCAATGTCAAGTATGACAGAGGAGGAATATAAAGATTTAGAAGAAAGATTTTGTTGGGATTTCGCTGATATTTTTGATAAAAACAGATTTAGTATTGAGATTGGTTATTCTGTTGATATTGACGAAGTACAAGAGTTTATAGATTGGCTTAATCAGCACCATTTTGATTACAGAGGTCTGATTGAAAAAGGTCTTGCTCTAGAAGCACCCGAAGGAATGTATAATTTTAATTAAAAGTACGGAGAAATAAATTATGGGCTTTTTAGCATTACAAAAAGAATACAAAATTGAACACATTGTTGCTGTTTACAATGAGAAAAAGTATGGTGGAAAGGTTATCTGTATTGGTTCGCCATACATTCACGACATTATTGTCATTGATATGGATGGTTACTTAGTTAGGCGTGATGACGGCAGATCAAATGACAATATCAAAAGGTATATGAAGGAGTTTGACAATGATCCGGAAAAACTCAAACGCATTGTCAAACAAGAAGATGATTTTTCAGAGTACACAAAACCAGTCTATATCTATGATGATGGAAAAATAAGAGAGGAGTTATGCAAGGAGATTGGTTGGCCTAACACAACCACAACAGGAGAATTGATGTATGAAAATACAAGTTTTGGAACATACCAAGAGGCTTTCAAATATGCCGTAAGAAGTGTCAGATTTGATAAGTGGTCTCGACAATGTTACAGAGAAGATTTGCTGGATGATATTAAACGAGTATTAAAGAGAATCAAATACAGGTGGAAGTTGCGTTTTAATTGGTTATATGTCAATAGTATATTGAGAGTTAAATCTTTCTTTTTAAACAATTAAAGTAGTAATCAGGAGAAGTAACAATGAAAAAAATAATGTTCAACGACAAATATGGTCTTACTCAATATGCAAATGTACTTATCCTATATGACACAAAGTTGTCATAGTTCTGTAAGAGATGAAATTGATGAAATTATAAGAAACGTTAAGAAGAACGAAGAAATTATGCTGTTCTTCAATTGTAACGGCGAAGTTTATCTTATCACCACAAAAGAAAAATTACTGGAAAGATTTGAAAACGCTTATAAAGAAGAAAAATAATGGATTACTATGATAATGACAAATCCTTTAACCAATGGCAGAGGGAAGGTCTCTCTGCCTGCGGTGTGGATGATTTTAACGGCAACTGGATGGTTTGTGACTCAATTTGGAATGACGAGGATGATGAAACAGACGATTATGATGAAGATGAAACCCTAAACTATTAATCTTATGAAAAGCGAAGATATAATAACTATAAATATTTATAATATTGATGGAAAAATAATCATCGCAAAAGATATTTGCGAAGCAGTTAGAGTATATGGTATCTATTATAATATAAATGAAATTCAACAAATAATGCTTTTGCAAGAAGGAGTAATTTATAAGAAAAATGTATTACAAGAAAGTTAATCACAACAGCAAATCGGAAATGATTGAATTTCTGACATCGCATTTCCGCTATTACACCATGAATTCATGGAATGGAACAACTTCCTATGCCAATAATGTGAAAATACACAACCTCGACATACCTGAAGATGTGAAAGACATTATTTGGAAATTCTATGAAGAAGAGTTTGCAATGCCTGATTTCTGGTATGATGCAAGTGAAAAGTATATAGACGAATTTCAAGACAAATACAATGTCGATGTAATGCAAAACGGAAAAAATGACGGTTATCTTGTGCTTTGTTTTGTTGAACCAGACGGCAATGTATATCCGGGAAAAACCTACAACTCTGACGATCCTTATTACTATGAAGATTGGTCAAGAGATATGCTAAAAGACGAAGTTAATATGTTACAGGACTTTGACAAGCTCTGTGACAATTTGAGAGAATTATTTGTTGAACATTTAAGACAATACAAAAATGGGTATAGTACTGAAACAGAGGAGTAAATCCATTATAGAGTATAGCATTCATCATCTGTTCTTCAATATGGATGTTTATGCTTTTTTGGATATGCTCTATGAAATGTGTCCTGACGAGCTTGATTATGAACATTTCAAGGACGAATATGGAGAATACTACAAGGAGATTGAAATTTCTCGCGATACAGTTTACAAGATTATAAACGAGCTTTCTGACAGATTCAAGCCTGATGAAAAGATATTCAAGGATTGCACAACCAAGGATATCATAAGGATTCTTGAGGAAATGCTTTATATTCCAGAACATGTACCGCAGAATTTCTCTAATCCCGAATATATTTATTTAGATATTATTTAACTATGACAAATAACGAAGAAGTAGCAAAAAAGATTTGTACATACACTTGTAACTATGTACATAGGGATATAAACTGTCATAAGGATTGTGCCACATTCAAAGATATTATGGAGATAGCAGAATTTAAGGATAGAGAATTAAAAGGCTATCTCTGTGAAGCAATAGAGATGGCAGATCAAGAACATTGCCAGCTGCTTGTGAGAAAGTTGAAGGATTTTATTAAAAAATTAGGGATATGAAAGAAAAAAAAGTTATGACAAACAAAGAAAGAGCAAAACAAATTTGTCATTGTAATATTTGCACAGCACGAGAATGTTGCAATAAAACACTTTCTGATAGCTGTGATGAGTTTAAACATATTATGAAGATGGCTAAATGGAAGGACAAGCAATGGGAGAATTTCATAAAAGATACTTACGACAAACTGAATTCTGAAGGATATAATGACAGAGTAAAAACAGGATTTGAAATATTTTATGACGACCTAATGTAAATTAAAAAATGACAGTAAAAGAATTGAAATATTTTCTGAATTTGGATTTCTATCCCGATAATGCAGAAGTTAGTTTCATCATAAATCTTGATTCGCAGCAAAACGAATTGCAAGATATAATAGCAGAGCCTCAAATTGAAACCAACATATCGGGAACTTATCTTGACATCATTTTCAAACCTAAGAAACAGGATTTATAAACATTTAAATTTAAGCAATTATGGAACAAGTAAAAGCATTTGATTTTGAGAACAATTCAACAATCACAATGGACATTGACACCTTGAAAAGAACATACAAGGAAAATGATGTTCTTGGCAAACCTCTTCGTGGCATGTACCATTATGAAGTGATTGATGCAGTGAATGAGATTCTCGAAAAGTACAACTACCAGCACCAGATTAACGAAATCTTCGCAGCACAGAATCGGGACAAACGCAATCCCGGTGTTGTAATCAACCCTGAAATTGAGAACAAGTACGGAGAGAAATCCGTGGAAGCACATGTTCTTAGACGAGTTTATGCAGACATCAATGTTGGTGACTTTGACAATGACGAACTTACGACCAATGTTGTTGTGGCATTTCACCAAGACGCAATTCAGATTGCATACGGTCCTATGGTGAAAATCTGCCATAACCAGTGTATCTTAAGACCAGAACGTGTACTTTCGACAGAGAGAGGAACTAATGTGTTTGATATTGTAAGGAAGTTTGACGAGTATATGCAAGGTCTTACACAAACCATTGTTGAAGACCAAAGATATATCGAACGCATGAAGGACTATATTCTGACACCTCAGCAAGTTTTGGCAACTATAGGTAGCTTTATGACTCTTGCTGTGGCAAAGTACAGCAGAAACAAGGAAATCCATATCAATGATATGTATCCGTTGAACATTTCACAGATTTCAGACTTTGCGGAAGACATGCTTATCAAGCAGACAGAAAAGGACGAGATTTCAATGTGGGACTTGTATAATGTTGTGACCAACTTATACAAGCCTGACAAGATGCAAATTCCCAATATGCTTGAACAGCACATCGCATTAAACAATTATGTACATCAAATAATAGGATAATTATGGGACAATATAAAGTCCGTCTGATACTTGTTGGGCGGACTTTTCCCAAAAAAACAATTATGGACCACAATAATTTGTATTTAGAGGATTATCATAACAAAATAATTCGTAAATTAGCAGACGCAAAAGAAGCACTCCTAAACTCAATCAATGTAACTGAAGAACAATATGTTAAGCTCACAACTACCGACAAAGGAAAGGAAGTTTTGAAGCAACTGCAAGAGAAGGAACCCCAAAGAGCGAAAGGTCTGTTGAGGGTTGACATGATTGACCGTATAGCCAAACTGGTTGAGAAGGAGTTCTCCGAGTATTTACCATTTTAAAACCTAAAAGCATGAAATTAGAAAGTTTCAAAGAGATGATGGCCGCTCAAAAAGAGCCAATGCAAGCCTGCGTAATTGATTTGTCAGGCACTTCACCCTACGAGTACAGAAACGAGCCTTTCAAAGGCGAGAAACTGTTTGACCTGCTTAATAAGAAACCTATTCCAAGAATGGTTGAAAAAACCGTACAGAGAGGATTTCTGTTCTGGCATTGGGAAAAGACAATTGTCGTACCCAACAGAACCGCAAATGACATTTTCGCATATATTGACGAATACAGCGAGAAGATTGAGGACAGGTATCTGATTGTCAACTATCCCAAAAGAGACATCCTGTATGACAATTTCAAGTCAAAGAGAAAGGAATACACCACTAACGGACTTATTTCCGCAGTGAGAAACAAACTGAAAGTCACTTCCAAAGTTGGAGTGGTAATAAACAACTATTGTCACATCATTAGCAGATAAAGTTATGGAATTCAATAAAGAACTGACTGACGTTCTTGATGATTATGGAATCAACAGGAACGAAGCACTTACCGTACTCCTTATTCTCTACTACAATATTGAATATAACAATCAGATATTCAATGATTCCATGATTAAAACTTTGTCACAACTGAATTTCATACGATATGATTTCCAAGAGAAAAAATATTTCCTTACAGTGCCTTTGTTCGGAACTTCTACAAGTGACGCATGGGTTAAGGAATATATGGACAAGTTCGCCAAAGTCAATCCTGAAAGAAGGGGTGACAAGCAGTCTGTAATAAAGAACTATTCAAAATTACAGCAGGAGTATAAGGATGTGTCAACTGACGATGTGCTTAAAGCAACTGACATTTATCTTGCAAGCCTTAAAAGGCAGGGCAAGGAACAATATTGCAAAAAGTCGCACAAGTTCCTTTGGGACAGGGATAACGGCTATGAGATTATAACCTATCTTGAAATGCTGAAGAACAAACCTAATGCAGCAAGCAACTCTAACTCACTAATGGATATATTATGACATTTAATGAACTCTACAAGCAGATTACCGAAAACAGGCAGAACAGCATACAGGGGTATAAGAACTGTATTCCGTTCCAGCACTTGTCAAGGCTGAAACCAATTCTTCCCGGAATTATCAAGGGCGAATACTATCTTATAACAGGTAATAGCGGTTCTGCAAAATCAAAACTTGCAAGAACGCTGTTTATCAACGATCCCTATGTGTATGTGAAATCACATCCCGAACTTGACATAAAGCTGGACATTCTCTATTGGCCTTTGGAGGAAGGTGAAGATAAAATCTATTCCACCGAACTCTCAAGAATGATAAAGAACAAGTACAACATAGTGTCAAGCTACAGGCAGTTAAGGTCAATAGGTGAGCAGATTCAGGACAATGTATATGAACTTCTTCCTTCGCTTGAAAATGAGTTCAACGAATGGAAAGAGCATATTCATGTGTTTGGAGGAAGAGAAAGCAATCCTTTTGGCATATACAAGGCCGCAAGAGATTTCTGCTATAAGCACGGAAGATTCTACAATCATAAAGGGGAGTCTTTCACTGATGAGATGATGGACGATATGCTCAACAGCAAAGGTGACTGGTTCAAGGATATTGCTGGTTTCAGATTCAATCATCCGAGACACTATGTCATTATTATGGTTGACCATATTTCTTTAATAAAGACAGAAGGTGCATTGAATCTCACACAGAGCATATACAAACTGTCAACAGAGTATCTTCTCGCATTAAAGAACCTTTTCGGATGTATTCCTGTGATTGTACAGCAGCAGAACTCAAAGAAAGAAGAACAGAAGTACACTTCATCCGGTTCTTCAATAGAGGAGAAACTCGAACCTTCGCTTGATGCTCTTGCAGATTGTACAACAACACAAAGGGAAGCTACTGTTGCTTTTGGCATATTTGCACCTAACAGATACGATATAACCGAGCATAACGGTTATGATATTACGATTTTAAAAGACCACTACAGAAGCCTGTCACTTCTCAAGCAGAGGGATGACAGGGCCAATGTGAAACTACCACTGTTCTTCCAAGGTGAAAGCGACTATTTCAATGAAATGCCGCGTCTTGACGAAAAGGACAAATTGAACAAAGTTTACGAATACGCAAAAACATTAAAAAGATAATAAAATGAGCAAGATTCTAATTTTAGCAAAATCGGGGTTCGGCAAATCAACTTCTATTGGAAAGTCGGAAGAACTGAATATAGAAGGACTTGACCCCAAAGAAACTTTTGTAATTAGTGCAGTAAACAAGCCTCTGCCTTTCAAGGGAAGCAGCAAGTTATACACCAAGTTTGAGAAACCTGGTGTAGGTAACAGGCTTATCACTGATGATGCAAAAACTATCGCAACAATGATTACAGCATTGTGCAATGCACCCTATAAGAATATCGTGCTTGACGATTAACAAAAACTAATAAAAGTTTATAAATATCAAATATTTTTACTATCTTTGCATACTAAAATTAGTTTAATATGAAAAGAAAAGTAAGAAAAAGCAAACTAAATTTAGGACGATTACAAATCTTGTATTCTTTGGGTTATAATGATGTTAAAATAGCCAAGCATCTTAAAAAACCGTTGAGTACAATAACTTATGCAAGAAATATCATATTAAAATTATCTCCCGTGTTAGAAACTATAAGTTTAAACAAATATCAAGAAGAAGTTCTAATTGGAACTTTGTTGGGAGATTCTTATATAGGGTATACGCATGATGGATGTAATTATCCGTGTTTAACTTTTAGTCATTGTAAAAAACAAGAAATTTATGCTAAACATAAATTTAATATTCTTAGACCTTTAATGGCTTCTATAATAGAAAGACAATATTATAAAACCGCTATAATAAAAGGGAAACAATGTAACATACAACCTGTTTTATATGCAAGAAGTCATAATTGTAAGTGTTTGATTAAATATAGGAACATATTTTATCCTAAAGGAATAAAAATAATTCCTGTTGATTTTTTAAAAGAACATTTTACAGCAAGATCTTTGTCATATTTATATATGGATGATGGATGTAAAAATCAAAATTCATATAATCTTAATTTACAATGTTTTGAGACAGATAATCTTTATGAATTTGTTGAGTTCTTAAGACAAAAATTCAATTTGGAATTTTTAGTGAAAAAGGACAAAACTTTATATTTAAGATATAAGTCTGTATCTGCTTTTGAAAATTTGATATTACCATATCTTACATCAGATATGATATATAAGATTAGTTCTAGTCGTCTTTAAATTCCGTGAATCTGGGAAAACCATTTATGATGGCAACCCTAATCCAAGCTTTGTAGAAATACATTGAAGGATCAACGACTAGTAGATACTCTCCTACCAAGTGGTGTTGAGGAGAATGAACTACCAAGAGTGCGGAACAATTACCTATATATACCAATATTTAGTGGTAATTGAAGAGATAGTCTGAACTGTAAACATAATAAATAAATTACAGAAATAGTAAATAAACATTACTATGATAACAAAATGATGAACTATATTTCACAGAACTATTATATGAGAAACGCTCTTAAGGGAGGCTGGGACACACCAAAGGCAATTGGCTATAACATGGGCTTGATTTTTGATGCCATTGACAAGGTTCCTGAAAACAAGAACATCATCTGTATGGCTCACTATGAGGAATACAAGGATAAGAACGGTGATTCCATTTCATACAAGTACAAGACAACTGGCAATATGGTGGATGCCTATATCACACCGGAAGGCAAATTTGAAATTGTGCTTTTCGGCAAGATATACGTTGATGAGAACACCAAGAAGGTTGAGCATGTTCTTGTGACCAACAATGACGGAGAATATCCCGCAAAGAGTCCTGTAGGAATGCTGCCTGACCTGTATATGCCCAATGATTTGGGAGCTATTGTAAAGAAAATAGAAGAATATTACAACTAAAAACTAAAAAATTATGGAACAAACAAATTTATGGGGCTACACAGCCCAAGAGGAAATCACACCTAATGATGGTGGTAATTGGCAATTCGGTCTTAACACGGGTGTTTATCTCAAGAAAGCCGAGCTTCACGAAAAGACTGACAAATCTTCCATGAAGGTTATGTTCGCATTCGGACACAAGGAAGATGAAGATGAAAAATCTTTCAAGAAACTTTATGTGTTTGAACCGAATAAAGAAAAACAATATAATAGAGGCATTGAAGTTCCAGCAACAGATCCAAAATTTGAAGAACTTTATGCAAAAGATGTAAAAAAAGCATGTAGAACAATGCTTGACCTTGCGGAATGTTACTACGATGCAGTTAAAATTCAAGATGCAATTAACAAAAACAGACCTCGCTCTTTCAAAGATTATGCAAATATCATAATTTCGATTATCAACAAGGCTGATTTCAAGAACATTGAATTGGATTTGTTCTTGCAATATTCTTCAAGATTATATGAAGGGAAGTCATTCCTTGAAATCCCCAATGCCAATATGGGACATTATGTTGTAAAGCATCAAGAAGGTGACTATCGTGAGGAAAGAGTTGAGAAACATCACCTCAAATATTTTCTATATGAGAATGATGTTAAGACTGACAAAATCCATCCGTTCTGTAGAGGCAACTTTGCTCCTTGGTGGGAAAAGAACGCCAGTAAGGTTGAAGTTCCAGAAGAGACAACTACAACTACTAATTCCACAGACATTTCGTGGGTAACTGACAATTCCTCAAGCAACGAGAACTCGGGTATGGACTTGAGTGATTTGTTGTAATTCTTCTTTTCATAATTGTTTGGGGAGTCACAGGATTGTGGCTCCCTTTTTAAACAAGACATTATGTTTGACTATTATTCCATAGTTACTGAAAAGCAGGTGCTTGAGAAATTCACACAGGAGGAGATTTTCGGCTATATCCTGAAGGATGAGATAAGCCTTGACAGGAAATACTGTTCTCCGTTGAGGACAGACAGAAAACCCGGATGCTATTTCTCTTGGTGGAACGATATGCTGTTTTTCGTTGATTTTGCAAGCTATCCTTCGCACTACACCTGCTTTCAGTTATACGAGAGAGTGTATGCCATACCTCACAAGATGGTATATGACCATATCTACAACAATGTTGAGAAAGGCTATTCGTGCTGTTCAAGTGTCATTAACTGCAAGGGAAGCAATTCCAAGAAGCGCCTTAAAAACACGAAAATAAGCATTCTGCCGAAAGATTGGGGTAGGGATGAGGAATTATACTGGCTTCAATATGGAATAACCTTAAAACAGCTAAAATCAGACGGGGTTATACCGTTGAAGGCAGTTATGATAGATAATGGCAAGAAGAACTATTCCTTCCAGATTGAAAAGATAGGTTTCGCCTATACGGAATTTGAAAGCGGACACAAGAAGATATATCAGCCGTACAACAAACAGGACAAATGGTTCACCAACTGCAATGCGAATGACATAGGCAATATTGGAAATATTCCAGAAACAGGTTATTTTCTGATTATTACAAAGTCATACAAGGATTGCAGGGTTATACGGAATTTGGGCTATAACTGCGTGTGGTTCCAAAACGAGGGAATGTGTCCGTCAAATGATATTCTTGAAAGTCTTGTAATAAGATTTAACAAGATCAAAGTGCTGTTTGACAATGATGCTACGGGAATAAGAGCTGGAGAGGACATAGCAAAGAGAATATCCAAATTCAACGGAAATACAAAGGCAATACATCTGCCCGAGGTTCTGTTTGAAAAAGGGATAAAGGATTCATCAGATTTGGTAAAAACAACGAATTACGATTTACTCAACAAATTTCTAAAAACAAAATTGAATGATTAAAAGATTGTACAGATACGAATACCGCAAGAATAGAATCCATTGGACAAGAACAGTGTATTTTTTCGGAATCAAGATAGTTTCGGAAGATGTGGTGTCAACTTATCCAAGGGATATCTATGCTTGCGAGGCTCACGATGATAACAAACAGGAAGTTGGATTCAAAAGAAGATAACCATGAAAAAGACTGAAGAAATATGTACAACTCCGTTTTATACTGTCTCAAGGCTGTATAGGAGAAAAAGAAGAAGCAAAAAGGGACCTTATTACAAATGGGTTGACGAGGGCAGAAGCTTCACGCTTGAAGAGGCGGAAAGGTATATAGACACGATTCACGGATACTATGTGGAAATAAAGAACTATGAACCGCAAGACAGGTTTATTATACAAAAAGTTGAAAACGTTAAACTTATAACTTATGACGAAGAATAAAGAAACAACAGTTGACCATCCCAATTATTACAACACAGGGAAAATAGAAGTAATAGACTTCATTGAGGATCAGGAACTGAACTTCAATAAGGGGAATGTAGTAAAATATCTGTGCAGAGCAGGATTTAAGGACGACGAACTCACTGATTTGAGAAAAGCGGAATGGTATCTCCAAAGAGAAATCCAGCGCTTGGAAACAGCAATTCAAAACGCAATAGAAAATGAAACTAATAGAGAGTAGTGCGGAATTTATATCGCAAGAAGATGGCTTACAAGGTATATATAAACAAATAGAAAGAGCCGGAAGAATCTGTTACAAATCTGAAGATAAAATAACAGACAATTCTGCCAAGGAATTTGTTGACAAGATGATTTCATCTGGACATCTTGCTATGCTTGAACATGGTACTGTTTATTTAACCTTTAAAGACAAATGGTTTCCTAATGATAAAAATATATTTTTAGCATTTCGCTATAAATATGAATCACAACCATATAATCATATTGTTCGTCAAACCAAAATGATGACAGGGGATGATGGACATAATGTTTATGTTACTTCTAATTATAGAATACTTTTTGAACATCATTGCTTAGAAGACATGGATGAATATTTATTAAAAACGTTTTATCATGAAAGAAGGTATGCCTTTAAATTAGTTACCTCCATAGGTATAGTAAGAGAATTATTAAGACATAGGGTATTTTCATTTGCCAATGAGTCAACGAGATACTGTAATTACAGTAAAAATAAGTTTGATAATGAGTTAACTTTTATATTACCTGCATGGGTAGATAGAAATAGAGAACCAAACAATTATGGCGATGACACTTTTTTAGAAATATGCAGTAGGGCAGAATTTTACTACACAGACCTTATTAAACAAGGTTATACTGCACAGCAAGCAAGGGAAGTATTACCTTTATGTACCAAATCAGAACTTATTATGACTGGATTTGAATCAGATTGGAAACATTTCTTTGATTTAAGATTATTTGGAAAGACAGGTAAACCTCATCCTGATATGGTGATATTATGTGAAAAAATCAAAAACGAGTGTATTAAAAACAATATCATGACAAATATTTTTAACGAACAATAATTATGATCGCATTACCAATTATTTCAATCGTATGTTGCTTTGCATACATCTTTTTCGTGACATTCAAGTACGATGTGCCTGTATCATTAAGTGAAACCTATTATCTGCTTCCAAAGAAGTGGAACTGGCTATTCTCTGCATGGTGTACCCTTACCGCAGCACCTATGGGTATCTATTGGTACACAATAGCACCGAAGAACCTTATATGGATGCCTATTGTTGTTATGGTGTCTGTACTTATGATTGGAGTTTCCTGCTGCTATAAAGCCCCTGTCGTAAAAGACGAGAGCATAACAAGAGGGAATCTAAAATCAGTGAAAAAGTCTTGGAAAGAATTCTGGAAAGACCTTATTGAGAAATTCAAGCCTTCAAACTTTCTTAAGAACGGCTGGGCAAAACCAATCCACTATGTTGCTTCATTAGTTACAATAGGCTTGTGTACGGCATATATCTGCATTGTAAACAAGATTGCCATTCCGAGTGTTGTTCTGTCCTATGTAACTTTCATCATCATAGGAATCAATGTTGAGGGAACTTACAACAAGGACTATTCCACGGATGTTGACAACAAGTCTTGGATTTTCTTTATGGAGGTTGTATGCCTCACACAATTATTCACTTTCGTATGGACAACAATTTAAAATGACACATTATGAAAATAGAAGAACTACAGCCTTATAATGGCAGAAAATCATTTTATGGCAAAGCGAAAATAGTGGAAGATGATGAATCTGTAAAACTATTCTCCTATGGGACACTTGTCGCAGAAATAACAGACACACTGCATATCTACAACTTGCAGTCCAACACTACAAGATGCCATGTGAAGTCTTTTGCACACAAGTATTGCTATGAAGAAGAATATGAACAGCTTAAAAAAGAATTTAAACAATCAAGAAGATGAAAAGTTACAATTTCTCAATATTCGAGCCAATAAAGACAACAAGACAATGGGATTATATCATTGAAGCAGAATCAAAACAGGATGCTGAAAAAACAATCAATAAAATATTGGAATCACAGGATTTTGGAAATGAGAGATATTTTGTTGGCACAAGTCTTGTTGATGAAGAATATTCTGATAATGAATCTGATTATAAAATAGAATTTAACGGAGCTTATGAAGACTAAATTTTGGGTAGGACTTTATGTCGATGAATACAATATGCCGTATTTGGGCAAGACTTGCACTTCCATAAAGGAAGTTATTGACAATTCAACACACGAGGAATTGGAACAACTCATACAAATAATAAATTATGAAACAGACGAGGAATAAATACAAGAACACGAAATTCGAGTGTAACGGTATTATTTTTGACAGCAAGAAGGAAGCAGCGAGATACCTCTTCCTTCTTGACTGCCAAAGTCAGAATCTTATTTCTGAGCTTACGTTACAGCCTAAATGGGAAATTATACCAGCCATACGTGAAACTATCGTGAAACAGACTAAAAACGGCGAAAAAAAGGCTACAAGAACAAAACAGCTTGCAGCAACTTACACCGCAGATTTCTCGTATGTGAAAAACGGCGAACTTGTTGTTGAGGATGTGAAGTCAGCAAAGGATTTCGAGTCTTACAGAAAGTTCATGCCAAAGGACTTTCCTATCAAGAAAAAACTTATGCTATGGCGACATAACATAGATGTCAAACTTATTTTTAATCCAACGGAGGAAGTGTAAAATGACAAAAGAACAAGTAAAAAACAGATATAATGATATTCTTGCAGAATTAGAAGAAACAGAACAGGAATTAAAGAAACTTGGTGACAGTCTTGACGCTGATGATGCTAAAACAGATGATTTATGGTGGAATATCATACACACAGAAAAGTATGTAAATGAAGCACGAACTGTAATCTAGACAATTATGAAAATATTACACTTACATCTTAAAAAAGAATGGTATAACATGATTTATTCAGGCGAAAAACCTGAAGAATACCGAGAAGATAAAAAATACTGGTGCAAGATATTTCTGAATACAGACTATGTGTTATTTAGTTATCGAAACGGTTATCAGTCATGCAATGTGAAAAATTACACCCATGTTTTGTTTTATTATGGCTACACAAAAAAAACAATGATGTTTGAAATAGTTGATATTCTATATGGCTTCGGAAATCCAAAATGGGGAGCACCGGAAAAAGAAAAAGTGTTTATAATTGAATTAGGAAAAAGAATCGAATAAGCTATGAACGAATACTATTACATAAAACCTATCCTTAAAGAAGGGGAACATGCTATTATAGGACATTATGAAACACTGGAAAAAGCGATGGAAGCTGCCAAAAGTTTCTTGAATGAATGTAACGAATCAAATCTGTCCGCTATTACAGAAATTAGATTTTATCATACGAAAATCACAGAATTGGACATTATTATCAAACCGAAAAAACAATGAATAAAGAAGTAAAAGAATACAGGGACAATCCTGCACTTAACCAAAGCAAACTGAAAAAACTCATTGGCTACAGGCCTTGGGAATTTCTCAAAGAGGACAAAGAGGAAACAGAATCACTGAAACTCGGATCTCTCGTGGACTGCCTGTTCCTCACACCCGAAGAGTTCAACAATGAGTTCTATGTGTCAACAATAAAACAACCCTCAGACACTATGAAAAATATTGTGACCGAATATTACAATTGCATAAAGCAAAATGACGGAGAACCCACTGATTTCTATCATACAGGGCTGTTGCTGTCCATAGCCAATGACCATAACTATTATCCGACATACAAATCTGACACATTGTTGAACAAAATCACAAAGGACGGACTTGCATATCTGCAAGAACTTAAAGTCTCAGAAGGCCTGACAATAATTAGCGAGGATATGCTCACAAGAGCACAAGTCATAACAATGGAACTCTCTACTTTTATGAGAGGTCACAGTATGTTCTTTGAGGACAAAGCGCAGTATATCCAAAAACCGTTATATGGAAATTATTACGGCATTGACATAAAGGGGCTTCTTGACATGCTTCTTGTTGACATGGAGAACCACAAGTTCCAAATCATAGATTTGAAAACCACATCAGGCGCAACTATGGAATTTCCAGAATCTCTGCGAAAATACCGCTATGACATTCAAATGGCATGGTATAAGGAGCTTGTACAACAAAACGCAAGAATGCTATTGCAAGACAATGGAATAACAGGTCTTGAAGAACTCGCATATTGGGAATCTAACTTTGAAATAGAGTGCTTCTTTCTTGTTGCATCAACTATCCCTAATCATACAGAGCCAATTCTGATAAAATGTGATGATGATATTCTTATAAGAGGGAAACACGGTTATTCTGTACCTACAGAGCATGTATTATTTAGCAAAGGCGGAGAACCCCAAAAACTATATTGGAGAACAGAAGGTTATGACCAATTGATATGTAAATACATAAACTATATTGATAAGGGATTCGCAAACAATACAGAAATGAAATTACTTAACTGGAACGAAATACGATGAAAATAAAAGATGAAAGAAAAATAAACAACAAAACATTGAAATATCTCTTTCCCATGCTATACAAGTATGGGGAGGAATTTTCAAAACAGCTAAACAAACTTGAAATACAAGGTGCGTTTTGCAATGACGCAGAATTTGAACCTGACACACAATGTCTGTATGTTCTTTCAAATGTAAAACATTCTGATTTTGAAACATTGTCGTTTGTGTTAAAATCAATAGAACAACACGAAAGTTTTAAGGGAATGTATATTTTTGATGTTGAAAAAAAGACAAAATCTCCAAAAAGACTAGTGATTGCAATCAAATTTCCTGACGAATATGAAGATGCGATAGACAAAATGCTCGATGGAATATACAAATTATACAATCCACAAGACTTTCATTATTTCAAGTCAAGAAAACTTAATTACAAATACAATGACATTTTGGATGTTTTTCTCAATATTAAAAAAGAAAAAACTCCTATTTTTGCAGAAGAAACATTAAATATTTAAACTATGGCAAAGAAAAAAGAAAATCCAGGAACAACACAAAAATTAGAACAACCTAAAGTCGAACTTCTCACAATGGAGAATGCAAATGAGAAGGACAATATCATTATTGCCCCTTCTTTTGACATTATTCACGCATTGGTGAATCTTATAGGAGAAAAAGGCCTGAAAGGGGAAATTTACAAGGAAAATGACAAACTTATGATAGCCACAGGCTTTGAAATGAGTATGGAACTTGAATCGTTTCTGAAAATAAACCAAGCGTTCAAACTTATTAAAAAATAAGATGAAGAAAGCCTCCTAATTGGAGGCTTCTTCTTTTAATAGTCTGATTCAAATTCATCATAATCTTCTTCATCAAATTCCTGATATTTACCGGAAATCTTTGAAACAAGCCTTTCAGGAGTTCTTAATTCCATTTGTGGAACATCTCCTATCCAATCTTCATTTTGTTTGTAATACTTATATAGTTTTTCAATAGCCTCCTGATATGTGCCGGCCTTTAATTTTTTCTTGTTAGGAACTATTTTCCCGATCGCGTCTTTTATTTTTGATTTATAATGCGAAGTAAGACCTTTTTGTTTCAAGTCATAACAAGTTTTACCAGCAGCTATTTCTTCAGGAGACAATAGTTTTCTGTCAAGTTGCTCCCTGAATTCATCTGACAGCTTTTCATCCTCGTATGCCTCTAAAATAGCCTCTTTAAGAGCAGCTCTGTAAATTTGCGAATAATATGATTCCGCACCTTGTTCACCTCCTGTAATATAGTCTTTCATGTCTTTATTGTACATTGCCTCTTTATAGAAATCATATTGTGCATAGGGCAGAAAATCCTGTGGAAGAACTCTTGGTATTGGCAATATCTTCATTAGATATTTGTTTCTCATCTTGATATTGTTTTCTGTCCTATACTTGTGTATTTTCTGAACAGATTGGATGATATCCCAAATAGGAAGCTCGTCAACGCTATAATTCTCTTGAACATTCTGTGCGAATGATACAAAAGATGACAATGTGTTTGAAATTCTGCCAAGATTGTTCGCTATGAAATACAAAAACTGTCTCCTATTGTCATCATCATCATCATCAGGATCCCATAACAAAGCATAAGCAAGATATCCTATCGCAAAAGTGTATAACATAAAGGCAGTTTCTCTTGCCAATGCGTGAATATTGCCAGCGTGTCTTTCGCCAACTGAAATGTCTCCTTCCCCAAGTTCTTTAAGGAGCGCTTTGTCTTTAAAAATATGGTCATGTATGAATTTGGTGGGATTAAAACCAGTATATCTTAGTAATACAGTGTTCTGCAACAGTCTTGGAACAAGCAATGCTGTTTCCATAAGCAACGCTTTAAGATACTGGCTGTCAACCTTGGTCATCTGAGATATTTCATATCCGTTCTTGTGTTTCTGATAAAGCGTATATCCAAGATTGACAACTGCAGTTGCGGGCAATATGGCATAAGAAAGCAATGCGGACACTGCACCTCTGGAAGTATGCAACCACGGCGTTGTAATTGTTGCAAGATTGGTTAAAACACCACCTTTAGTCGCTGCAGTATAATATTTTCCGGGTGCGGTTTTCGAGATGCCAGTACCGTCATTTGATATCATTCTAACATTTTTACCTGAATTGAAAGCTCTTTTCGCTTTTGCGGGCCACCATCCTTTAAGAAACATCATTGCAGCGCCAAGTCTGTATTGTGAATACAGTTTCTTGAACAACTCACGATAATCGCCGTGTATAGTGTGAATAGCGGTTTTTGCCTTATAAACAAACTCAAAAACATCTGTGGTCACTGTTTCGTTAATAAGACCTACTTTTTCCTGTCTTGTCGTGGCAAACGTAATCCATTCCTGACAGCCAGGTTCGTTCTTATATTCATCCTTCAATACAATTTCACCCTTTTCAAAATCAACCTTAAGAAAGTTGAAATTCATTTTCTTGTCACAAACGGTAATTTCAGAACCATCAAGAAGTTTTACTTTCTGACTCATCAACATGGCACCAACAGGAATAATCTGATTCCTATATTCCGGAACATTGATTGACACGTTATAAAGATTGAAAACATTCTTAATATCCGTTTTTCTTGAACCTTCCAAAGATCTGTCAAACACATTGGTCATATCCTGCATAATACCGCCTCTATCGGCAATATATTTCAATATCAGGAGCTTTTCAAGCCATTTGTTTGGTGCTACGGCTTTATTGTTTAACAATTGTATTTTACCGTCACTTGTGAGGAATTTTGAGATTTCAATCCACGGAAGTGCCTTTTGTGCATTGACAAAATCTCCAGGCTCCCAAAACTCACCAACAACATCCATCTCTGAGTTTGCTATGCCACCTTCAGCCCTATTGAATATACCGGTTTTAAAAGGGATACCAGCCATAAACTTGAATGGAAGGAAATTCAGTAATCCATCCATTATACTGGTCATAGTCACATATTCCGTACTTTCCGCAGCGAATGATTCATAGTATTTCTGTAATTTTTCAAAAAACCTGTCTTCATCAATCCTGTTATAGTCTATGCTTTTCCCTATCTTTTCAAAGCACATGTTTTTTTCTCCGTCATACAGATAAGTATTACCGTCAAATTTGAAGGTGAATGAATCTCGATCTCCCTCTTTGTTTAATGAAAGAAGACCAAGAACTTCATTAAGTTCTTTCTTTGAAGGTTCTTCTCTTGTAAGTAAAACTTTTGCAATCTTGCTTATAGCCTTTCTCATAAAACTTGGTTTTCCCCTATTTGACATATCAATCCATTTTTGAATGTTCTCTTTTGAAAGAAAAGCATTCATATTGGGGTTTTCCGTTTTGGGCATTCCAACATAGGCTCTGTTTATATGCGATCTGAATTGCTCTATACCTTTTGTTCTGTTTGGATTGTTGGTTTTATAATAGTCAAACAGGGTTTGCGCTATGTTATAGCATCTTTCGCGAGTAATTTGTTTTGCTCGCAGTTCAAGAAGATTTGCCGTTGATTTGAAAAAGTTTTCTGAAAAATCCCTTTGTGTTATTTTGTGTGCTATTATATGCTTTATTATCTGCACATCATCAAGGAATTTGTTGTTTGCTTCATCATATACACCCTGTATGTCATATTTCTTTATAAGGGCTATAAGGGCTTTGTCGCTTGCAGTGTCAAGCATATCCATTGTCTTACCGAACATTTTCAATGGTTCGTCAAGATAATTAAGCATGACACGCTGTTTGTCGGATTCTATAAATTGTCGTTGAAAAAACGAACCCTTGAATGTTGTTGCAAAATGTTTGCCTAACTGGCCGAATTTTGCCCTTCCAACAAGTTCCATTGATGTGTCAACCCAATCTTCTGCAAGTTTTGCATATTGGGTGTTGTTGACATCATTATAGAACGTGACACCAATTTTATTCCCATAAATATCAACCATAGTGTCATAGAAGTCCTTCATCAAGTCTGCATGTTCTGAATCTGCGGAAAAATGCTCTCTAAAGTCTTGATTGTAAAATTCCGTTTTGTCAGCCTTTGGAATTACAGGAACCATATTATAGTTATAATACAGGTTGTTCTCATTTGAAGAAAGATAGGAATCTATAGGCTTTCCGTTCTGAATCTCATTAAGATTGAAAATCATCTTGTAAAAATTCCTGTTCGCGTTCTTGTTGAGAACAACTGTCATAGCCTTGTCAAAATCTATAATAGTTCCACTGTCCTGTTTTTGTTCCTCTATATACTCATTTGCTGCAATGTTGAAATCAATAAATGTTCTGTTCAATATGTCACGATAAGCGTTTATTATGCGGTCATATTGCAGTCCTAACAGCTTTTTAAGTTTGCCTTGATATTCCATATCGGTTTTGAAGAAATCATCCTTGTGAAGCCTTAAATAACCTCCGGAAAGCGCATCAAGCTGTTCAAATTCCATTGTGCCTTCTGAAAATTCAGGAAGAACCATTATATTTATAACATTAAAACTGTCATGAAATGTCTGTAGTTTCTGATATTGTCTTGCATTGTTCCTTTGTGAAATACCTTCGGAAAAATTAGGCCTCTGTTTTGAATAATAGTCAAGATACACTTCAAATTCTGGAGTAAAGCAATTGATAAACCTTCCAGTCTCCTGACCATTCTTGAACTTTTCAAAAAACCAACTGAAAGTCTCCTTGCGTTCAAGATTCACACCTATCTCCTTCATTCTTTTAAGAAGATCCACAAGTTTTTTCCTGTCGTTGAAATATTCTGTGTTCTGTTCAAGCTCTATCCCTTCTTGAATTTTGCCTAAAAACTGTTTTATTGCGGTATCGTCAGACCAGTTGTTGTCTATAGCATAAAATATCTTTTCAAATGCGCTTATATCACTTTTGCCTTTCGTTGAGAACATTTCTTGAAATGCTTTTTCGTCTCCAACAATATTTCTCAATGAATTATATTTTCTGGTATTAGGATTGCTTACTATAAGATTTTTAGCCTTGATATTCTTATAATCCTCATATTCTTTTTCAAGAATGGCGAATCTGGATTTCTGATTGTTAATTTGTTCAGAAAGACTGTCTGGCAGTTTTTCCGATATTACACTATTATACAATTCAGAACTGTAATACGCCTTGGCATATTGGAAAACAGTGTCCATTATACTTGAAATACTTGCATCTCCACGATAGTTCAATATGGTCTTTGGTTCTCCTCTGCCTATACCGGGGAAAAGATAATTCTTGATTCGTTCAGCCATTACAAGAATATCCTCAGCATCCTGTATTATTTTTTCATCTTCATTTTTGTTTGTTGCAAGTGTGGAAAGGACTTCATCAATGTCACTCTTTGTCTTTGAAAGAAGATTATATTCACCCTCCAATTCTTTAATCTGTTTTGGTGTGAGCCTGTTAAGATCAATGTTTGAATAGAATGTGTCAAGTGCAAGAGAAAGCCTCATTGACTCACCCATAAATGACCTTTTCAAATCATTTATATAATCAACATTTGACTGACTGTAATTGGGAGAAAGATTTTCTTCCGCTGTTCTTACAGAATGAGATATTATTCTTGTGTCAGACTGTTTTGCAGAATCATTGACCTTATAAACTTCTTCAACCTTTGTTGTATCCCCTATCCTTATCGTATTGTCATCTATACGTTTGACAATTGAGGGTTGTACGGGGAATGTCCTGTTGATTCTGTTCTCAATGGCATTTGACGCATCTGCATTTGTCGAATGAATTGTATCGTCATTTATAGTGTTCTGATTTTCATAAAATATCGGATTGGACACTTTATTTTCGCGTAGTGTTGAGATTTCATCAAAATCTGCTGTAAGAAGATTTGCCAATTCAACAGATGCGTCTTGGAATAAAGTATCCTTAGAATTTTTGAAAATACCGCTAATAATATTCTTAAAGAAATCCAATATCTTATTCCATAAAGACTTGTCTTTTGTTTCAATGTTTTTCAAATTATTGATAGTGGTTTCATCAGACCATATATCAGCGACAAATTCTTCCAAGGCATGTTCTTTCAAATATGTAATGGATGGGAATTTCTTATTGTATTCATCTAATATGTTCTGAAGATTGTTTCTCGTTTCAGTGTCATATTTCAAGCGCTCTACAGTAAGATGATGCATAATTTCATGTAAAAGAACAGAAGAACAATCTCCGTTCTTGTACTGTGCAAACCCGTCTATATGTATGGTTTGTGTTGATGCATCATAATAAGCTCTTTTCTTGCCATAATGTTTCGAATCAACAATAATTTTCAAACCTTCAAGATATTTGGATTTTTGTGTTTGGGAAAGTTCTTTTAAAAGACTTATTACAGCATTATATTCTGAATTTGATGACACTATATTTATTGCGTCTTTTATGTCAAGCTCTTTTTCATAACTGCTTTCTTCGGTATCTCTATTATATATAAGACTCTCAATTCTAGAATCCCTCTTGAAATTCATTCCGCTTTGTTGGGAATGTTCTTGATAAATATCATTATTCTCTTCACTAAAAGTACCTACATTATCAGTATTATTTGCTATTTCGAAACACTTGTCAAGAACTGATTTTCTGTTAACTACACATTTCATTTTTGTCTGTATTTAATTGTTGCAAATATATCAAAAATTAGCATAAATTAGGAAATGATTTATCTTGTCGGGTTGTACTTTCAACCACAGATCCGTTTTGTTCAAAATCAAATTCGGTCATTTCAATTCTGTCAAGATAATTCGGTGAAGGGATTGAGAACACAATCTTGTTGCCGTCTATTCTTACTGGAATTCTTTCAACATTATCATTCATATTGAAAGTGGTGAGAACATTATTGCCGTTTATCTCCATAATATGATAGTTCAATTTGAACTCATCGTTAAGACCAAGAGCTTCCTTAAGCATTATGCCATAGCCCTTCAGTTGGAAAGGATATGTGTTCTGCAATCTGTTTGTAGTAAGTCTTTGTCCATCAACATAATCATTGCCTATCTGGTCTCTGATTGTATTCTTGAAATCTATAATATGAATCTGTCCGTCATTGGAAACAAATATCAAGTCTGGAGTGCCGGCAAGGCTCATCTTTGTGTCAATGTCATTAAGCATTATTTCAGCGTCAGAAACCATTCTTACTTCATCAGATATAAAATAGCCATTCAAATCACCGTTCATATCGTGAGTTATATCATATACGCTTCTGAACATATACTCTATTACATTTTCATCGATGAAATATTCCTTATCAACATTCTTGTCAAGCATAGCATTGTATTTGTCAATGTCAGACCTGAATTTTGACAATTCATTATCATAATTGAAATCCTTGTTCATCATTGACTTGAACATATCACGCAACATTGCATCATACATGTTGCCCCTTCTGAGACTTGTATTGCTTTCAATATTTCCACTTGATGCAGCCTGTTTTGCGTTTTGACCTTTTACTCCAATTTTATATAAGAAATCAAATAGAGAACTCGAAGATACAAAATTAGTCCTTCCGTCTTTTGTATAATTATGGTTTTCATCCATAATATCCTTATTCTCATTCTTAATTCTCTCTATGGAATTTACAATCGCATCCATCTTTGCACGCTTGTTCATATCGGACATAATATCCTTCAAGCCCTTTAATAGAATATTTTCAGACTTTTGTAAATCTGACATCTGGCCGTCAAAGAATTTGTTGTCAATATAATCTATAGTTTCTCCGACAATCGTGCGTGTAACATTAGATTTTGTCCCTTTAAACAGCTTGTTTATGAAAGCCTTTATGGCATTCTTCATAGACATTATAATCTGTTTGATTGAACTCTTCTTTTGTTTGTTCCTGTCAATTTCAAATTCTCTCAGCGCTTCGTCAAATACCGGATTAAGTGAAGCTCCTGCAGCCATGAATTCAAAGAAATTATTGGCGTCAGCGACTATCTGCTTGTCATAGGCAAACTGATTTATCAACGCTTTGTGCCTTTGCGAGAAACGCTGTCCGTTTGTCTGCCACCATGTTGAGAATTCAAGGAACAGGTCATAGCTCTTTCCGAAATATCCCTTGTCTGAAGGATTCTTGTAGCCAACAACATTTGACACACCGTCAATTGTTTCAATGACAAACACACGCGCAATCTCTTGTTGCTGAACCATGTGCATAAGTTCTTCCATCAATGTGTCTGAATTGATGTAATTTGAATTTATGCGTATTGTGGTTACAAGCTTACCGTCTTTTATCTCTGTTTCAGTGTTAAAGTCTATTTTCGTATTGTCAACAATAATATTAAGTTCATAATTGTCGTTTCCTCTCATCATATCAAGAACTGGAAGTATAAATTTTGTCATATTATTGTCATGGTCAATATGCGTATTTACAAGCTCATAGATTTTGTCCTTGTCATTTGTGCTAACCCAGTCAACATTTGAAGGTTCAACTATAGTCTGTGTGGAAACAATAAGACCGTTCTCATAAGGATTAAGTTCGTTTGCACCGAAATTGGTTTCCTTATAAACCCTGTTGTAAGTCATTGTATCAGGATTATACTTGAAAATGTTTTCATTCTTTTTTCCTCTGATTTTAACATATTCAAGAGGCTTGACATATTCAACATATCTCGGATCTGCTATGTCCAATTGGTCAACAGCAATTGCAAAAGCCTCAGCTTCAGATGATGCAACATCAACTGCAGAATAATTGATTGTGAAACTCTTGACATTGTCAAAATCGCTAACACTACCTTCTGTGGCAATATACTTATCATTATCTCTTGTTATATTTACATTTCTTATGATTTCAGGATAGCTCAACTGGAACTGTGATATGAAATTGCCATTTGAAATATATGTGTCCATATTGTCAGAAATGTGCCTTAACATTGTCGGAACACCACAAAGGTCAAGATATTCGATTGGGATATATTCCCTTAAGTTAAGAATACCATTCTCATCGTGACAAAGATAGGCATAGGTTGCCAAATCCTGTGCCAATGCACGATAAGTGAGTTTTTCACCATTTACAACAATATCATTGCCATTCACAGTAATCACATCTGTATTATTATACAAATCAAAGAAATGCCTGTGATAGTCTTTGTTCGCAATTTCATTCGCGTTGGGTTTGAACATAAGCGCCCCGTCCTTTGTTACAGACAATGCGTTCAAGAACCTGTTGCTCTCCATTAAAGGATGATTGGCATCAGACAGAAAGTTGATTATATATCCGAGACTAACTTTCTCATCGCTTATAACCTTATCCTCTTTCACATCATTGTTAAATCTGTCAATGGCTGCAAGATAGTCGGAATTCCTATTCAATGCATATCTGTTGAACGAAGGATTCAAAAGCCTGTCTGTCTCTTCCTCCAACGTTCCGTCAAACAATCCTTTCGTATTGCATATAGCCTTTATATTCTCGTCTCCCAATAATTTATAGACATATTGTTTGATAGCTCTTGATATATCCTTGTTTATCTGATCAAGTTCATTTGAAGGAAGATATGCAGCCCTTGCAAAAGTGTTCAAATCACTATAAATACTGCTAACCTTACTACTGCCTATATTATAAATGGAGTTGAACATTTTCGATGTCATAGATAATGTGTGTAATAATACAACACCTTCGTTTGTTGTAGGAACAATCGCATAATTACAACCGTCAATATACATTGCATTATCCGGTATATTGTCATCATCCAATTTGTAGAACTTCCCTATAAGATCACCAAGTCCCTTAAACGTTTTTTGTGAACCAAGACTATTAAGAGCTTCAACATGTTCAAGAACATCAAAATATGTGTTGCCTATACCCTGTGATGTTACATTCAACAGTTTGGAATATTGTTGCAGAAATCCTCCGTATTTCATGATATTATAGAAGAATACAAAAGTTTTCAGCTGTTTTTCAGAAGAATCATACTCTTTATTCAATGTGTCATAAAGATATTGTCCTGTAATCCCGTCAAAATAGGTGCTTCCAACATCAAACATAACACCGTCAAAATTAAGGCCATTGACAGAAACACCATTCATTATTTTCCGTACATTATCTTCTGACATTCCATAATCAGAAAGCACATCAAAGAGAATGGACTTCTCGGAACGCTTCCTTCCTATAATTGACTGGTTCGCCTGTTTCAGTCTTGTATATTTAAGAACAGAAGGCTGTAGCGCAACAAGATATGCAAGGTCAAGCTGCTTCTTTTCTCCATTTACGGTCTCTACCATTGATGTCTTATTGAATCCCATTTGTGCCATGAACGTGTAAAAATTGAATGTGACACTGTTCTGGTTTGACAATGAAACAACATCCGCCTTGGCATTATCAACATTGGCATTCTGCTGTGCGGAAATAACATCTGTCTTTGTGTTTTGCTGGTCAAGTGTTGTTGTTCTGCTTAACGAGCCGTCAAATGTATTACCGTCAAATCTTAAAAGCACAGGCGATATTGTACCCAAATAACCGACTTTTTCAAGTTCAACATTCCTTTTCTGTATAAGTCCAGAAACGACAAGCGCGGAAGACCAGACACCAACACCCTTCTTCGCATTGGCATTGCCAAGTCTCAATTCTTTTTGGTATGAAGTACTGTATGGAGTTATAAAACTATCATCAGCACCTGTATCTTTTTTATCAATAACTTCATCTCTTGTCTCTTCAAGCACGTCAAAATTAAGCACTTTTGAAATCTGTTTTTGTATTGTAATATCAGGATTTTCAAATACAGACTGATACATTGATATAGTATCATTCTCGTCAAGTTTTCTCTCAAGCCTGTCTTTTACAAATGACAAATATCTATAAAGACTTGCACCTTTATCATAATACATTCCTTCATTCCATATAAACGTATCAATATCCTCTACTGCACCATTGCCATTGAAAATATCGTCATTGACCATTTTATACAGCCTTTTATATTCGTTGCTCTCCCTTATTTTCCTGTCAACAAAATCTTTTGTGAGGACTCTTACTTTATTGTCCTTGTCAACCATATAGTTTTTGATATAACAGAAACGTTTGTCAATATCAAAGTCCTCACCCAATTGCTTCAGATGTTCTTTGGGAACAATTATCATATCTCCCATTGCGGGAGGAAGGAATGCAACTATTTTTACAGCACACGCGGACTGATGACCAGACAAAGGAATACGGAATGTCATCATCTTTATCATCTCCTCGTCAAACATTGATTCGTTGAGGAATATGTTTTCATAATCGGATATTATCTTGCCGTCTTTTATGTACAGGGACTCGCCTTTTTCATTTACAAGATATATTGACTTACCAGTCTTTTTATCTACGCTGTAAAGGTCTATTTTACGTAAGACACCTCTTTCATCACGATAATTGAACTGCGGGGCTATTGCCACCTCTGCGAGTTTCAATTCGCCATTTTCCACAACAGCACCGAGAGTTCCTCTTTTTGCAGCCTCCTTGTCTATCCATACAACACTTCTTGAATCAAATGTATGGTCAGCACCTTTAAGTTTGACAAACCCTTCATTTGATGCAGTGTATAGGGCATTGCCAGGAAGTCTGTTCTTTGATATCCTGTTCCTTATCAACGCCGAGATAAGAACTGATATTTTCTCTGAACTTGCATGAAGGAACGGAGGTATCTTAAACTGCATATTCCCATTGTTGCTTGTCTCAACCAGACCCATTTGCTCAACCATATTGGTCGAATATCCTCTCGAAAGAAGCTCTTCTGCTATCATCTTTGACAGGTTGCGTATGAAATTCTGATTCTTAAGGTTCATATCATCAACAGACTCTATACCAAGTTCGTTGAGAAAATCGGTTTCTTCACGAATAACTCTTTTTTGAGTCATATTAAACCTTATTGCCTCAAATTTTTTTCCGTCAACTTTTCCATCGGTAATATCAGATTCTGAAATAATACCATCTTCAATAGCTTTGTCAAGTTGTCTTTGCGGTATCTCAAAGATTCTTCTTGTCTCATTGTTTATGCCAGCGGATTCAAGAACATGGTCCAACTGGGTTGATTCTACGACATAAGTCTGACCATTGTCAAGAATCCTGCCAATATCGTCCATCTTCATCTCGTGATACAGTTTGTTCAGTCTGTCACTTTCAATGAACTTGTCAAACATCTCCCTTTGGTCTTTGTCAAGAACATGGTCAATATCCATATCTCTTAACGCAAGCATATCTTGTTCTGCAACGGTAAGCTTATCATATATACCAAGTCTTCTAAGTCTGCCGCGAAGATCAAGAACATCTCTCTTTGAAACAATAAAACCTTTTGTATTAGTGAAATAGTCAACAAAATTATCATATCCGTAATCCTCTTTCCTTAACACAATCTCTTCCCTGTGTGATTCCGTCTCCATTTGTATATGGAAATATTTCCTATCCGCATTTATTGAAGACATTTTCAATCTGTATAAAATTGAATTAAAGATATCAATCTTCTTGTTATCTGTTGTTTGAAGAACAATAGCATGACTTGTGTTCATATCGCTTGAAACACCATTGCCTATTTCCTTATAGATAGAAAGTTCACCATCCTCGCTTATCTGTTTGCCTATATCAACAAGATCGTCAAAAGACAAAATCTTGTCAGATGACATATTGCCAACCTTTATGCCACTGTCAAAACTCAACCTTACATTCTTTCTCTGGCTTTGTTCGAAAAACTCAACAGCTTTCCTGATATAGTCTATAGGCGTGTTTCTCGTGAACTGCGGAAGTAACGGAATACTTGCAGATTTTACATAGGTCATTTGTGTAGTCTTTATATTGCCGTCTTTATCATATACTGGCATTACACCGCAATACATAGGCTTGTCAGGATTGAACGCTATATTCATAAGGTTTTTATCCATAACCTTCAACAGATATTGCGCATCATCATCATCAAATATACCCTGTGAGAACTTGTCATACATATATTCAAGCCTTTTCCTTGTTTCATCTGAAATATCAGCGTGGGCAAGTTGTATATCAATACATTCCCTCCAAGAAATCCATTCTGCACCATCCGTACTGTCAATGTTAAGATATGAATTTGCCTTGGGATATTTTGACTTGATAATGTTTAAGGCATCAGCTCTTTCGGATTGTGTAAGAGATTCGTCTTTCGATTGTCTGATAAGTTCATCAAGTTCATCATTGTTAGGATATTGCTGTCTTAATATATTTTCATATATTGCAGACGGAGAAACAGTTTCACCAACACACAGATAAAGATATTCATTGTGGTTTTCGCCTCCCCACATCTTATCATTGTAGTGTGTGATATTACTGAAATCAAGCATTCTTCCACTACCGTCAATACCACCCATTCTCTTGTTGAGATTCTTTGATGCCTTTTTGGATATTCTCTTTATCAAATCAAGTTTCTCCTTTGCAACAAGGCTGTTCACATTACCTGCTTCATCAAACATTCTTGTCTCAATCTCCATAAGCTTGCCAACAGTTTGTCTGTTTACTTTTGCAAATCTCGTAAGTGGGGAATAGAAGCAGTTTTGCATCATTCCAGAAGAAAGCAAGGTGTTGACAACCATATCATAGGCTGAATATATCACATTGAATATGCCATATCCTGAAGCTTTTTTATTGTCAGCAGCCTTGTCTATAACATATTTGTCATAGTCTTTTTTGTAATATTTAGGTGTTGCAGAATAATCTTCGTGTTCGTCATTATAGTCAAAAATACCAGCATCATGCCACGAGGAGTGTAACATACCCTTCTTTATATCATCAGGTATGCTCCCATCCACATTGAATATCCTTATGCCGTTTTCAACGCCTCTGGCAGTCCCTTTGTTCAAGACAAGTTTTGCAACCTCTTGTTCTATTACCGACAATACAATAGGCCTTGCCTGACGGAACATATCATCATATTGCTGTCTTAACGAATCAAAAGCACGATTAATATATTCCTCATCTGCGCCATTGCATGATGAAAGAAGACTTTCAAGTGTCCTTTTTTTACCGTCAAACTCAATAACAATATTATTAAGTTCAGGCATTGACAATATCAAGTGCTTCCCAATATTATTTGTCAAATCGCATTTTAAATCATTTTCTATTGTAAGCAGCTCATTGTCAAGTAATTGTTTTGTTACAAACGGAAGCATCTTTGAGAAGTCAATAGTATAGAATTCAGTATTTGTTTTCCCTTTATATGATGTTACAGGAATAACATATTTCTGCATTCTAATCCATGGAAGTCTGTTCTTGTCAGATACAGTATATGAAAACTGGTATCCCGTTCTTGTCTTGAAACTTTCAACATAATTTCCTGTAAAACCTACAAGTTTATGTTCTTTGTTTTCTGAAACAGTACCAAGCGTCTCCTGATTGAGAATACATTCAGCTACAGTCTGGTCTGAATCAGGCATTTCAACCATACGGGATGAACGTTTGCCAAACATATCAAGCATAGATAATGAACTCAACCCGGTTTTTAAAGGCATAACATCAATATTGTCAAGTTGGAAATACCTGTAATAGTAATTCCCATTGTCATTTGTTCTGAATATTGACATTATCACATCATAAAATCCAGTTTTGTCTTGCATATCCTTAAACTGCTTTTCGCGCAATGGTCTTTGATATGTGGTCATTATTTTCTTGCCGGCAATAGTTTCTGTCTTTTCTATTGTATTACCACTTTCATTACATTCAAATATGACAAGTTCCTTGATTGCAGAATTCAAATCTGCAATCTCATATATTCTTGAAGTGCTTCCATCCCATCCGAGTATATGATCCCATTCATTATTGTTGTCAGTATTCTTTACGAAAGTTCTTAATGAATCATTTATTCTCTTAAGATTTTCCATGTTTGCCTTTATCGTATTTGTTGAGAAACTTACACCAAATAGATTTGACATTGACTTTTTCGCTTCCGAAACAGAATATTGCTGCCCTTTTTCAAACTTATCAATAAATGCATCAAGATTTACAATATTCTCAACAAGAAATTCTCTATTGAACTTTCCGTTCTTGATAATATTTTTGTTTGATTTAAGATGTTCTTTAATTTTTGAAAGCTCTTGCGCGTATTTCTTGTTGTCAGAAACATTATTCAATGAAAGGACAATATCTCCGTTTTTGTCGTATGTTGATTTAATATACATCATATCGTGATACGATAGGGACATTTTGGACATTATCTCCTTTTTATACTGATCTGGCATTATATTGTCATCAGAAAGCTTAAAATAAAGCATTTTGCATATATCTGTATATTCGTAGGAATCATCATTGGCAAGTTCGACAAGATTCCTCAACACATCATTCCAGTCACATTGTGAATTCACAATCACATTGCCTAAAATTCTTATGATTTTGTTTACATCCTCATATTCGTCAATCCCTTCTTGCAATAATTCATTCTGATTCTGCCATACTGATATTATATCTCCGTTTTCATCCCGCTGTGTCTTTGGAATATCGCTTAATATTGATTTAAGATAAAAACTAAAATCTCCGACAGGCTCTTTTTCAAAACTTTCGGTTTCATAATCAAAATCAGAAGCCGTTGTTTTATCCTGTTCCTTCTGCATCTGTTCTTCTGAAACCTCATCTATGCTTATGTTGCCTTTGTTAAGAGAATTCACATATTCAATGAAAGTGCCAACCCAGAACTTATCATCCTGCATTGAAGGAATATGAAATAGTTTTTCAAGACATTCCTGCTGCATTGATTCAAGATTGCTTAAAGCATTTTTATTATCTTCTATATTGATCTTGTGTGAATTGTACTCTTTTTCATATCCATTTTCTTTATTGAAAACATTTTGGTATTTTTTATAAGTTTCAATATAAACAGAATCATTGGATGATTTCTCCTTACCTTCATATATATCAACAAGAGCCTGTGATTCGTTAATATAATACTCTGCCTTGTCAATTATAGAATTGAATATGCCGTTAAACTCAAATGCATTCTTAAGAAGATTATATGCCTCTCTAACTATTGCGTTATGAGAAATCTCCTTGTTTTTTATTTTCTTCAGAATTCCATTCTCATTGTTCTCAATAACTTCGGCAAATAATGATTTGCAAAATTCCCTTTGTTCTGAAAGCGTCATACCAGAAACAATGCTTTCGTCACTTATATTTTCATTAAGACTTGTTCTTCTTTTACTAATAATTATTCTTGTCGGAATATTAAGACTTCTACCTTTCCTTATGCTATGAGCGGCAGGAATCTCAATACTATTCGTTTTTTTCGACTGTTCGGGAACAGATTCCTTTTTTATTTCAACAGGTTTTACAATGGATTTTTGGCCTATGCCATATTCGTAATTCTCTTCAACAAATATTGTCTTGCCTTGATATGGTGCATGTTTGAGTTCTTCATCCATCTCAACATCTATAAGGCCTACAGTTTCTTTGGCGTTTTCCGAAAACCATTGTGCGAAAGTCTTTGCGTTCTCAACATTCTCATTGACAAGAACCTTGCCGTCTTTCAACATATTAAGGTCTCTTACAATTGTCTCATCTGAAAATACTTTTTTGGTAAAATCATTTGGTTTGTCCAAAGATGTATTACCGCGATAGTCCTTGAACATTACGGCAATTTTCTGGGCATCTCCATTATTATTGAACTTGTCTCTTATGAATTCAAACAGATTGGTATAATCTTCAACCGTATTCAAAACAGATGTGTTGACAATATTTCTTGTGTCATGAACATTCTCTCCGTTTTCTCTTCTTCTTTTTATATTCTCATCTTGTATTCCAAGAAAGAAATTAAGTTCATTGTTTTTAGTTTTGTTATAATGGAATACACAATAGTTGACACCATCATTTACCTGCTTCTTATACTCATCAGATGAAAAATCAACAAGCCATGCTCTTGGCTGTTCAGCCTTGAATTCCGTATCAAGCTTACAATTAAAATCAGTATATGTCTGTGAACTTATAAGATTTATTACATTTGCACTCGCATTTTCTATATTGTCAATAAACAACAAATCCTTATATTTTTCAAGAAATGTCCTTATGTCATTTTTAAGACTCTTCCTTTCAGATGTGTTTGCGTTCATATATGCCTTATGCATCTTATTAAGGAAATTCTTAAACACATAGTCAACAATATTGTTTCTGAAATGCTGGAATATCTCTGGCGCCTTTTCTTCAAGCTTGAAATCATTTGGCATATAGATAGGTCCGACATTAAGAAGTTTGCCGTCTGCAAAAACAGTGTTGCCATTTACAAACAACTTATACGGAATATATACGGATTTTCCATTCACAAGTTCTTCCTTTATTTTGTATATGCCGGAAAACATAACACTGTCAATGAAATTACCATGAATAGATCCTATTCGCTTTGTTCTTATATTTATACCATTTGTAATATAAGCAAGTTCCTCATAATTATCTCCAAGTTGTACTAATTCGCCATTACTGAAATCAGTATCATTTATTTCAAGATAGTTTATATCTTGAGGAACAACGGGTCTTTCACCAAGTTTAAGTTCAATATCATTATATGATGAAAGCAATATGCGGACATCATTTGAAAATTTGTTCAGGCTTGCAATAATCTTTTGTTGTTCCTCATTTCCCTTCAATGCTGAAACATTGCTTTCATTATAATAATCTGATGTCGCAATAAAGCCTATTACAACAGGTTCTGATTCGCCTTTCAATTCTGCATATATTGGAATCGGAGAATCCGACAAAATGGAATTCCTATTTTCCCAAATCTTTCTTAAAGACTCCTCGTTAGTGTTATAGTCAAGCAAATTATCTTTTTGCAGTCTGTTTCTAAGAAATGTTGTTTCTTTGCCCTTTTTGGACAATTCAGCAGGAACATGAAGGCTAGTAAGATAATCCAGATATTTCTTGAATACATCTTGGTTTTCCTCTAAAGAACCGACAAATCCCCTCAAATAAGCCTTCTTTATTCTGCTCGGATTATATAATGCGTCAAAGGCCTTTTTGTCTATCGCAGACTTGTCACCACTCTGTATTCTACTTGCATAAGAATAAGTCCCATCGACATTTTTTATAGCATAAGGCATTTGGAATATGTCTGGATTATTGTCACTTTTCAGTTCATCAACTTGAGATTCTCTCGTTGGAACTTTTTCCACTCTTCCTTTGTCTTCTACAGGATTCTCGCCTTCTCCTAATGTATCTACAACTACACCAGTATCTGTTTCACTATGCTCTGTTTTCTTATCATCAAGGTAATTTTCAGAATAAATCATTGCTGAAAGAAGGTTTGATTCATTCCCAAATCCATAAACATCAAGAACAGCCTTAAGATATTTTATGAACGGCAGGTTTTTGTCTTTAAGAACAGCAACGTCTATTTTGTTGAATATCAAGTCTATTGCTTGACCTATAGTACCACCCTGTTTTTTAGGAACAATATCAAGAATGCCATATTGTTTGAATATATTTACAGCCGTAAAGGCATTCATAACCTCCTCCTGTGAATATTCCTTTTTGTCAAAATACTCTATCATCAAATCTCCCAACGCACGCTCTGAATGTCTTGCAAGAATATCCCTTACAAGAGTTTCCATTCTTGAATTATCAGAGGGTTTTTCTTCCGTTGTCTGTGTTTGCGAATCAGGATATACTATACCTTTCTTCTCATTCAATTTACGTAATGCCCTTGCATTACTTTCAAGTTCTTCTTGAGTTAATAATGTCGGACCAAGAGAAGATACAGGGACTCCTTCATTTGAACTGTTTTCACTAAGAAATTCATTTGGATTCAAAGAGGAAATTCTGTTTGAAGATACAGTAGTATTGCCATTAAGCTTGCTTTCAAGTTTGGCCTTCTTATTCATAAGGTCTTGCTTGATAAGAATCATATTATGTGAATTCTTGATACTGTCTTTCGAATTATCTATCTCGCTAATAAGTTCGTTATATTTGTCAATAAAGAACTGTATCTGATCATCACTAATGGCATCTGGTTTGGCAATAAGTCTTGCATATTTCTTCTGTATATTACGAACACTTTTCTTTCCTATATTATTTATCTGATTTTCAAGCTGCTCGTTCTTTTCCCTTAATATGTCAATTTGTGTTTGAGCCATTTCAAGATATGTTAAATCAAGCTGGCTTCCATACTTCACTTCGGACATGAATCTCAGTAGTTCATTATCACTATTCTTAAGTGATTCCCAAACATATTGTCCTTTTGATTTATTTGCCTTTAATGACGAACTTACATTATCAACCGACACTATATCATCAGCAACTCTTTTTGCATCTCTTAAAATGTCTATAATCTCGCTTATTCTTGAGGCGTCATCATAAGTCTTTTGTGAATCACGCAACTGCTCAAGTTCGGATATTACATTTGATATCATGACGGATTTGTCCTCGATATTTTCATGATTTATATTTGACAGCTTAGCTATAATAGATTGCGTCTTTTTTGACACTTTTTCTGCCTTGTCATAAGCCTTTTTGATAAGTTCAAGCATTTGCTTGTTCATCTCTGCAATCTGCTTTGTAGCATCCTGTTTTGTCAAATCCTCTTCATTGGAATATTCGCTCATTTCTGATTTTATAGAATTCAGTTTTGCAAGAGCCTCAAGTTTTTGTTCTTCAGTGGAATCCGGATTCTTCAGAATTTCCGCAAGATTGTTTTCGGCAGTGGTATATTCCTTCTCAAGTTCTCCATATCTTTCTTGCATTTCATTTACAAGCGAAGGTTCTGTTATCGCAACACCTCTTTTTATGCCTCTTGTTCTTAACATATTGAACAATCTTTCATCTTCAGACTTGATTGTGCGATATTCATCCAATGAAGACCTTACACTTTCAATAGCATCTTTTAAATGCGTATTGTCTGTTTTCACATCTTCACCAGTCATTGCGCGTAATATGGAAGATATTGCTTTAGACAAATCGGCAGTGTTCATTTTTGAAATGCCTTCTCCAAATTTATCTGCAACAGATTGTTGCATTGCACCTACAATATTATCAGAAATATTTGAATATGTGTCTATAAGTGTTTGCATCTGTCTCTGATATGATCTTGTAATCATATAGTCAACAGCGTCATCCATGTTCATATATATACCAAAGAATCCTTCCGCCAAATCCCTATCCATCATAATGGACTCGTTGAGCATTGCCTGAACATGCTTCTTTGAATCCTCCAATGATGATACAAGGGTATAGCTATCACTAAGAATACCGTTGTTTTTCAAAATCTCTGCGGCATTTCGAACTTGTTCATTTGCATTTCCGTTCTTTATGTCATCTGTAAGATTTGGATTTGAAGCAAGCGCATTGCCATAAACATCAAGAGCGTTTTTTACATTTATAAACTCGTTGTTTATATCTTGGAATATGTTTTTGCTACCCTTGCCTTTTGTCTGCGTAAGCTCGTCATATCTTGCTGCTGCAATCTTAAGGTCAAGCAATTGGTTTTTCTGCGCACTGTTTTCAAGTGCTATAACATCATTGACCATATTCACAAGTTTCTCATTCTCTGCCTCACTTGGATTCTTTGGAAGCTTGCTTCTATATTCTTCAAGTTTTGTCCTTGCCTGCATTACTTCAAGATTTTTCTTGTAGAACTCTGCAAAACCTCCTTTGAATTTTTCAAGATTGTCAAGATTCTTTTTTAAGGCTTCTTTCCTTCGTTTATCACTTCTTATATTGGCAAGTTTATATATACCTGATTGTGCGGGACCCAAAATAAGTCCACCCAATAAACCTCCAATTGCATTATCTATAATTCTATCTTCATTTCCGGCCCACAATTTGCCAAAATCACCAACAAATTCTCCAAGTCTGCTTTCACTCTCTTCTCCTATACCCAAGAATGTTTTAGTCTCATTGTTCTCATCGTTATAATGTGTTTGTCCATACAAAGTAGCCATCTCTTCCCATGCCTCTTCTCCCATTTCAAGAATGCCAGAGCCTCCCCAATGAAGTAACAGGTCTTTAATAAGCGTTCTTTTCATTGTCTTACCGACAAGTGTTGAAGTAAGACTTCCCATTTTCAAAAATGGCGCAACATTAAGATAACCCTGAATACCGTTTATAAGCATATCAACTGGAGCTTCAAGAGCATATTGTTCTTCTCCTGCGGCTTTTGATTTCTCATATGCTATATTATAGGCATTTTCATTAGCAAGAACCTTTTCAACAGCTTCTTCAAAACCTATTCCTTCTTCTTTCGAAAGTTGTTCAGCCATTGAATTTATTTCTTGTGTGAATACTTCATTCATATTGAATTGCTCATTCAATCTTGAATTTTTTTCTCCTTGATCCACACCTATTAAAACTTGCCCAACTTTATTGAGAGCTTGATTTGTTCTCCAGGCAGCCTTACTATAGCTTGTACCTGCTTTTGCTGCAGTTTCAATAGCCTGTTCTCCAACCTTTGCAGCATTAAGACCTTTTTTAACCTTTCTCCATTTTGCAGCCATTTTTCCTATACCCTCTACAATGCCAGTTCCACCTGTAAGACCAGATAATATAAACTGTTCTCCAAGCATTTCAGGAGCCATACCTGCTAGCATACCAACACTTGTACCCATTTGGCTAAATTGGTTTAACCAATAAGAATGTTGGTATTTGCCTTTGTCTGGGCTTGAGAATATTGGTTCTGTAGTATCTTCTTTTTCATATTGTGGTTCATAATCCCAATCTGTCAATCTGTCACTTAAAAGACTTACAACACGTCCTTCTCTCCACATCCCTTTAGCACCACTTTTTACAAGACCTCCGAAATTTTTTCCGGCTATTTTTAATCTTTCCCAATATGTCTGGTCTTGATATGCTCTTCTTTGCAAATCAGTTTCATCAAGGGATATATTATTCAAATCCCAATTATTTCTTCTTGCTATATCTGCATATTGTCCAAGGTCATCATAAGTAATTCTATTCTGTATCGTGTTTTGAAAATAAGGATCATATAATGTGCCATTTTTAGCCTTTTCGTTTATTTTCTTTTGAATTTCTGATGCGGAAATTTTACGCGGTCCTGCTGATTCTGTATTATTGTTAGCCATATCCAGTTGAAATATAAAATTATTTAATCATATCATAAATAGTATATGCTTCATATACACTGAGGTTCTGCTCCTCATCTTTACCTGTTTCAGGGGTCATGTCTTTCCATTCTTCTCCTTCTTTCTTCTGCAATACAATATACCCATTCTCCAACTTAATTCTCATATCATCTGAAACTCCAAGCCCTGTAAGATAATTAAACTCATTATCAAAATTAATAATGGCGTTATTGTTTGCAGACATCATACTGTTAATATATGAATAAAATGAAAGGAATTGCGGTTTCATATATTTGATCATTGGTTCTTTAAATTCCTTTATTGTATTATAAAAATCATCAATAACTTTTGCTCTAAATCCAATTTTAAATCCAGAATCATAAGTTATAAGAACATAATCATCTCCTTGACCTAATGCAACATCTATTATTTTTTGATTGCTCTTTCTTTTGTCTGTGTTGTAAAGAACCACACCATCTGCCACAGGTTCTAATTGATCGTTTTCATTTTTTCTATAAGATCTATTGCAGAATGCCACTAAGGAAGATAGGAACTTATTATTTTTCTGATAAAGTTCATTTCTTTCCCATGACATAGTTTTAACCTTCTGACTTTCTTTGTTGTTTAATTCAGCATAATTGTTTTTCAGTCCATTAAATAATTTAACAACATCATAACTTGGTGTAACAGAATGATTTTTATATTCACCTTGATTGTCCACAGTATATGTGGCATCATATTCTAATCCGAATTGGTCTTTTAATTTCAAAGTATATGTATATTGTGTTAAATCACCAGTATATTGCTGGCTTCGTTTTTTAGATATTACAGTAAATCCAATCCCATTATTAAAATGAGAAGATTCTCCTTTGTCTTTATTTTGTATAATCCATCTTAAAGTGCTTCTAGATAAATTATCTTTAATATAGTCTCTGACATTTTTGTTCAACATTTTTTCTTTCTTTTTGTCAGATATGGACTCTCCATTTTCATCCACTGTATTATCAAGATAATTTGTAAAATGTCCCTTTGTCACATAATTTAATCCATTTACATTATTATCTGTAAGACCAGATTTGGCATAAAGCTGTTTTAAAAATTGAACATTTGAAACATCTTCGTAATTATAATCTCCTCTTTTTATATTTCTTTGACTTTCAAACATTTGTGAAAAAGAAAGATTTGGTATATAATTTTCTGTTGATTCATCAAATAGAAATCCTATTCCATTTCCTCCTCCGCTATTATTACCACTACCACTACCGCTATTCCTATTGCCTCTGCTTTTTCCGCCATTACCCGTATATCTACTTGGTTTCGTCTCGTATCTCATTGCTTTTAATGTAGCCTCAAGATTTTTAGCCTCTTCTGCAAATGGATGTTCATCATTTATAACTCCATCTTTATATAATGGTATTTCTAATGCGTTATGTTGTTCAAGATATGGCTTATATTTGTCATCATTAAAATAATCTGAAACAATAGATGCTATTCTTGTATTGTCATTTGCGGCAGGATCTTTAAATCCATTTGTCTCAACAGCCATTTTTTCACCAGCAAATCCAATTTTATCCTTATCATATAACTCCGGTTTGGGAACTATATTTTCCGAAATGATATTTGGAATCTCATAAGGATCTGTGTTTGTAAGAAGTTCTTCCTTCTTCTTTTCATACATCTTCTCGTATGTTTCAGGGTCTGTAGTGGCATAAGGAAGATTATTCTGCATCCATACATCAAGACCTCCCTTATTCGCGGCCATAAGACCTAATTCGCCTTGAGGAGACATATCTTTTCTAAACCTTGTGGCAAGTTCGGCTATTAACCTTTGTGCGTTTTTGTCATACGGGTTTTCAGAAAGTGTTCTTGCAATATCGTCTATTGCCGTAGTATATTCTCCAGCCAACTTGTCATACTTGTCCTTATCCAAATAAGGAATATTTGCAAGAAATTCAGGCAGCTGATTGTTAATCATATTATCATACAACGCAGCGGTCATTGCCTGATTCTGTGCATCCTCTGCAATATACTCCATCGGAGACTGGTATATCTTACCCTCTCCCAACTCTATTGGAGTGTAATCATAATATAACGGGGTTATCTTTGAATCCATTTCTTACTTTGATTTTTTGGTTGATTTCTTTGTGTTCTTTTGTCTTAACTTGTCCACAATATCAATAGCTTGATTATTAGGAATACCTGCAGACAATAAATTGACATAGTAATTGTTATATAAATTGTCAAGATACTGCGTCTCAAGGAAGTTCCTGTCTCTTCTGTCTTGTTCTATCTCTCCCCATCTATTAAGTTCAGTTTGTGCAAGACTATATTTATTTGCAGTTATCTTATCATCTTTTTCAAGAGCATTTGTCAATTTATTCATGTTATATATCTTGTTAGCTCTTTCAGTACCTGCAAAGTTTTCAAAGGCAGCATTATACTGTTTGCTTCTATCCGACTCATTAGCCGCAAGTTTTGTCTGATAATCAGCATCCAATTTGTTTTGATTCTCATTATAAGCATCTTGCATTGCCATAAGATTTGCACTTCTTCCAAATACACTTCTTGGCTGAACAGAAGATTCCGCTCTGCGAATATCGTTTCTCAACCTGTTTGACCTTTGTGTATATTCCCTATTTATAGCCTGTTTAACGCCTTCTGAATATTCGTTGATATTATTTATAATTCTTGGGTAAGGATTGTCGGTTAATGTCATATTCCTTGCAATCTCATTGTTCAATCTTGCCCTGTCGTCTAATATTCCAGCTGCTGCTATAGCAAGTTGTGCATAATCAGATAAAGGTCTGTCACCAAAATAATCTTTTACTTTCTGTGTCCCTTTTTTGAAATTGTCTTTTTTTTGTTGTCTTAATACCGGAACAACCTTATCTTTATATAGAGAATCTGCAATATCTTTTTGAAATTGAGAATTATAATCTGGCAACCTATACCCATTAGACGTATCTTCAATTTCTATAATAGGCTCTTCTGGCTCTCCATAATAATTTATTGATGTTAAATATCCATCAAGATATGGATTAAAAGATAATTTTCTTTCAGGGATTGTTCTTTTAATAGAATTAGATATTGGTGTTAATTTTCTATTATTCCAATCATCTAAATCTTCTGGGATTTCACCATTGTCTATATTATAATCAAATAGTCCACGTTCTTTTCCTATTAGAGATCTTCCTCCCTGCATCTTTCCGCCAAAAGATTTTTTAACAGATGTATTTTTCTTCGCATTTTCAATTTCTTTCATTTCTTTTTCATATTCTTCTTTTCCTCCAAAATACCAATGGAAAGGAGAATCTTTTGGCGTTTTACCATCTCTTGTGTATGTTGCTCTATCGTGTAAATAAGCACCTCCAAGTGTCGGTATGGCAGTTAGATAAGCCAATAAATCACTATCTATTACAGCAGCTTCAGGAAGAACGCTCATGGAATTAGCAATTAAATTAGCCGCTAATCCATTATCTACTCTTGCGTTATATTCCTTGGGGCTTATTTTCCCTTCTGCCAAATCTTTTTCTAAATTCTTCATATTTACTTCAGACAACTGTCCTCCGATAGTTTCTGATACAGGAATCTGACCTAACCAGTTTAATATTTTCTTACCAGTCTGCATTTTACCACCGTATTGCATCATCTGCATTTCCTCCGGATTGATTTGTTCCTCCATAGGAACATCCTGATACTGACCCTCCAGCGCGTCAAGTTCCTCGGGAGACATTTCATATTGTGCGTTTGGGTCAAGATATTCTTCACCTTGCATTTGTTCCTGTGCCTCCAATTGCTGTCTTGTAGCCTCAACTTGTTGTCTCAACATCTCTTTCTGCTGCTCCAATTGCATAAGTTGCTGCTCAAGTCTCTTATACTCGTTCTGCGCAAGTCTATCATCACGCTTCTCGAGTTTTTTCATTTCTTTCTGAATCTTGTCTATCTC